TTATTCGATTTCAAGACCATCAATCTTTACTTCAAGCTCCATGCTGGTCGTAAATCCATTATCCGGGCTGACAGAATGTGTCAGGGTGGTAATGGTCCATTCTGCATCATCAATCGGCTGCTTAAATCCCGTCACCTTCACCGGCATTTCCGTATAGAGATCAGCCCGCCCCTCAGCGAGCTGCAGGGAAAATGAAGCAACCCCACGCTGCAGACGTTCCCACTGCATTTTTGCTGCGCGCTCTGCATTGTTCCGGTTGGCGTAGGTACGATTAAGAACCAGCACGTTTTCATCCGTTCCCACCAGATAATCACCCTGTTTTGCTTCCGGCTCTTTGGGTGTGGTGGCTTTCTTTCGACGACGCTTAACACTGGTTGTCTCTTTTTTCCTGGGTTCACGCGTATGCAACCAGCTGGCAATAACACCGGTATAGGCACCACGATCAGCAAGGGTGAACCGATGACCGTCACCGGCTTTGCGCGTGATGGTGATAACCGGCAGCGGCTTGCCGCTTGCCGTTCTTCCCTGTCCCTGCCGGATAAATAGCAGGTTCCCGTCTTTAACGGAAGCAATCGCCCCATACTGCCTCGCCAGTTTCATCAGAAAACTTGCATCGCTTTCATTGGTCTGGTCCATATGATCCAGCGCCTTATCCGTCAGGTCCTTACCCAGCGCCACTTTGAGGTTATGCCGGGCGGCGATTTCCTTTACCACCTCCCCCACCGTTGTCTGATGCCATGATTTTTCGCGCCGTGTATTGAGGGTTTCACGGAAATCTGCGCTACGCGCCCTGATGGTCAGCCGGTCAGGCGCACCGCTGTGTTCAATTTCATCTACGGTAAAAGCCCCTTTAGGGAAAAGCGGCTGGCCTTTCCAGCCCAGCGCCAGCTGAATCACAGCCCCACGTCGCGGCAGGGCGATCAGCCCGTCGGCGTCGTCCAGCTCCAGATCAAGCTGGTCCGCTTCAAAGCCCCGGTTATCCGTCAGTGTCAGACTCATCAGGCGGGTATCCATCACCGTCGTCACGTCTTTGCCTTCGATGGTGATACTGAAAGCCGGGCTTTTGCTGTTCAGATTCAGGAGATCAGAATTAACGTTCACTGCAGCAATCCTCCAGCCGTGTTTTTAATCCCCCCCAATAGCAGATGCTGCGGAGTCCTGCAGGTTGCTGAGCTGGTCACTCAGGCTCCCGAACATGTCAGAGAGCGACTCATCAACCCGTTTGAGGGTGATCGTAAACTCAATGCGCCTGGGCATTCCGCTGGCAAAAAACTCCTTCTTTGTCTGGCTCAGACTCTCAATAACAAACATGCCGTAAATGGTTCCACTACCTTCAATCAAAGGCCATGCCTTGCCCAGTTCAGCCATTTGTTCAAGCGCCAGTAATGACAGTCTGCCGCCGGTCACTTCCGGCAGCAGAACCCCGGACAGTGTCAGTGAATCGTTATCCTGGCCAAGAAACTGCGTTGACGGACGGCGGTTCACCCGGCTGTTGGCGGCGTGTCGCCAGCTGCGCTGATACTGCAGTTCCTGATAAGGGACAGTGCGCAGCATAAATACATATAAACCCAGTACCATCATCATGATTCATACCCCCCCTGATCGCTGAAATTGCTGCGTGCTTTTGCCCTGGCCCGGCGCTCCCGCTCGTCAAGCTGACGTGCCACTTCACGGGCAATATCCTGCGCACTCTGTCCCGGCTGCGCGACGATATGAATGGGCGCATTTATCTCATAACGAATAACCGGCGGCGGGCTATCTGCCTTAGCAAGCGGGGGCTGGTATGCCCTCGCAGGCAAACTGAACGGATGAAGCGGAACCGCTTCTGCAGGTGTCGCAGCAACCCCCATAACGCCTGCAACGACAGAGGCCAGCGCAGCAGTGCGCCGCCTGCTGGTAACATTTGCCGGTCCGTTCACAATTTCAGGGCCATTTTCTCCGACAATGCCAAACTGCCCGCGTGGAATGATCCCGCCCGTGTCGTACATCCCCGCGTAAGCCGGGAACCCGCCTGGCGGCAGCACCACTTTGCCGTCACTGTTCACTGTGGCGGACTGCTGCTGCGTAACCTGCGCAGGTAGTTTCGCCTTTGCCGCCTCCTTACTAACAATACCGAGCTTTTCCAGCAGCCATGACACACCGGATTTAAGTGACTCAAGTGGGTGCATCACCATATTCAGACCTTCCGCCAGCGCCTCACCAAACCGACGCCCCGTTGCAGCTGCGCTGTTCAGTTCTTCGGCAGTGGATTTAACCGGGGTAAGTAAATCATTGAACCAGCCCCACAAGGCCTGCACCCTGTCACCAATCCACTGAAACACGGGTCTGAGCGGCTCAAAGGCGGCGCTGATGGGCGCAGCAGCGGCTCTGAACCCTTCCACCACGCCCCCCAGAAATGCACTAATGGGCTGCCAGTATTTCCAGATAACCAGCGCCACGCCTGCCAGTGCAGCCACAACCAGCCCTACAGGACTGAGCAGCGCACCCAGCAGGCTACCAACAGCAAATAATGCCACGCGCAGCAAAGCCAGCGGACCAGAGATCAACAAACGCAGCACGCTACCTGTACGTGTGGCAGCGGCGGCTGCAGAAGGTAACGCTTTAACTGACAGCATTGACAGGCCAAACCGGATAACCGCCAGCGGCCCTAGTACCGCAGCCACCGCCACTGCCAGCGCCCCCAACCCAACAGTAATGGCTGCCGTAGCTGCCGCCACTTTCATCAGCGAGCCAGCCAGCACGGGATTCTGTTCAACCCAGCGACGCAACGCCCCGGTCACGCGCTTAACCATGCCCATAATATCCATCAGCGGCTGGCGCAACGTTTCCCCCAGGCTGCTGAAAGCGTTCTGCGCGCCCGTCTTAACCAGCAACCACTGCGCAGACAATGAATCCTTGTTAATGTCGGATTCTTTCTGCATGGAGCCATTAGCACCACTACCTGATGTGAGTTTCAGCTGGCGTTGCAGCTCCGGCAGGTTGTTAGCCAGCTTTGCCGCATCATCGCCAAACTCTTTGCCAAAAATCATTGTCATGGCTGACAGACGTTTATCCTGCGGCAGATTGTTGACCTTCTCCAGAACCCGCTGAATTGTGCCCATGGCATCGGTGGTCATCTGCTTTTCAATCTCCGCCGGATTGAGTTGCAACAGATTCATGCCTTCAAAAAATCGTTTACTTTGCATGGTGGCAATGGACAGTTCACGCACCATGGCATTAGAGGCGCTGGCGGCGATTTCCGGGGCAGCCCCAAGAGAAAGGAATGTTGAACCCAGCGCCGCGGCCTTTCGGAAGTCAAGGCGGTCAGCCACGCCTCCCATACGCTGCAGGACGTTGATAATGTCCCCACCCTTTGACATGGCGTTATCGTCCAGGTAGTTCAGCGCATCGCCCAGTTGTTCAATATTGCGCGTCGGAACTTTATAGAGCTGCGCGATTTTCCCCAGCCCTTCAGCCAGTTCATCTGCGGGCAGCTCAAAGGCCGTTGCCGCTTTTGCCGCCGTGGATGCAAAAGCCAGCAGGTCACGTTTCTGCTCTTCGTAAGGATCGTCCTGATTGGTCACCCCCATGCGAGCACCACCTTCAACCAGCGCGGCATAGTCTATAGCGCCGTTCTCCATCGGCAGCTGTTCGCTGGCGGCCTTGATGGCATCCTGCATGTCATAAAACTGTTTTGTGCGGTTGCCATTATCGTCCCGCAGCCCGTTTACCTGCTTTGCCACGCCTTTCATGGCATCTTCCATGCTGGCGTAGCTCTTAACTGCCGCCACAACAGGTGCGCCCATTGCCACCCCTGCAGCCGTAGTGGTAGCCCCTGCCCCGGCGATGCGATCCCGCACCTCAAGACGGCGTGAATACTGATCGCGGACGGCGTTCATTCGCGCCTGCTGTTCGCCCAGGCGTTTAAGGGATTTCTGCTGCCGGTCCAGGGCCTGCCGGGTTTCGTCGGCATTCTGCCGCAGTTCCCGCTGCACACTACTGAGCTTTTTCGTGTCCAGTCCGGCTTCATTGAGCGCAAGACGCTGGCGCTGCACCGACTGACGTAGACCGTTATATTTGCTCTGTAACTCCGTAACGCGGTTTTTTGCCTGCTCAAGCAGCCGTGCCTGCGCCGCCGTCGGGCGGTTGGTAGCAGAGAATTGCGTGGCAAGTTTCGCAGCTTCTTCGCGTGCGGCTTTCAGGCTGTTACCGGTGACTGCCAGATGCGCGCTGGCCTTGCGGAAACCGTCAATGCGGCCCGCCTGAGCATCTAATTCTTTTAAACGGGCGCGGCTTTGCTGAATCACTGTAGCCAGCTCTTTTGAGCTGGCCTGCGCGGATCGAAATGGGCGGGTGAGCTTGTCAACCGCATTAAGAATCACCTGCAGACGCAGGTTATTGTCACTCATCGCTGGCCCCGCTTCGCTGAATTGCCTTATGCCGCCACGCCAGCACCTCAGTCAGCGGCATAACGTCAGTGATGGATGGCGACCAGTGAAAGATGGTGGCGATGTCCGCCACAAGATCATCAATCGTCAGGCTGTCGGTAAACCGGCAAGCACCGACTTCTTCAACAAAAAAGTCACCACCTCTACCGACAGCGCGGTGAGATCGGCGGGGTCCAGCTCTGCCATTTCCTGCGCGGTCAGCGTCGGGGTGGAGATTCGCGGGATCACTGTCATCATTGCCCCCACGTCCATATCCATAATGGCCTGCAGGCGTGTGCCACGCAGTGCGCCGGACTGAGGCTTGCGCAGCACAATTTCGGTAATTTCAGTTTTACCGCGCATGATGGGGGTATCCAGTTTTACGGTCTTTTCAGTCAGCTTGTCGCTCATGTTCGTATCCTGTTAATGAAATACTGGCGCGGCTGCCCGCGCCGTTAAGGTTAATCAGAGGCCGAGGGCATTACGGTGTTCTTCCATCAGGTCCACGCCGCCAACGATTTCTACCATGTTGACCAGATCGACCTCATAGAGCACTTCACCATTAATGGTCAGCTTCGCGTAGCTGTTGGTACTGCTGACTTTGGTGCTGCTGCTCTCGCCGGTTTTCCACTCGCCGGAATCCACTTCTTTATGACGCCCGCGCACAACCAGCTCAACGGCCTGCACTTCGCCGGTATCGTCACGCTGAATGGAACCGGTGAAACGCAGCTGGATGCCGTCAACGGTTGCCTTGCCCATCTGCTTGAATAACAGCAGCTCGGTACCGCCGATTGAAAATTCCGTGTCCAGTGCACCGTCATCCAGCCCCATGTCCACATCCACTGCGCCCGGCATACCGCCGCCGCGATACTTCTCAAACTTGCGGGTAAATTTCGGCAGGGTCAGAGACTCAACGATCCCCTGCCAGTTGTTCCCGTCGTTGAACAGGTTCAGGTGTTTTAACTTGCGTGGTAAAGCCATGATTCCCCCTTATGCAGCGACACGGCTGGCAAAATCGACCAGGTAACGATCGGTGATGCGCTGGCGCAGCATCAGGTTTTCAAGCGGAGGCACCGGCGTGTAGTCATAATCGATGGTCAGTTTCCCGGCTTTAAGGGTGTCTTTATCGTTAACAGACTCATCCAGCCAGCAGTCACCACCAATCAGGTATCCCTGGTTGACCAGACTGCGCATCTTGGCGCGTAGTCCTTCAATAATGTCGCGGGCCAGCGACGGATTAAGCACGCCATCCACCGCCCACATGTGCGCCTCCGCCATAGTGTCAGCCAGCACCTGCGCCGTGCGGGTGTAGTTCTCAAAGGCAAACAGCGGATCGTCACTGAGACAACGGGAACCCCAGAAGCGGAAGCCGTCTTTGCGGATCAATGTGGTGACGTCATTTTTGTTCAGCAGTCCCGCATCGGTTGCCGGGTCCTGCAGATCCCAGAACACATCAGCGGAAATGCCGGTGACACCGTTCACCCCCACATTGGACAGGGTTTTATGCCAGCCGATCTGCTCGTCGATTTTGGCACGCAGGCCGAGCGCACGGGCGGAGGCGTAAGCCGTCGCGTCTGCTTTCAGCACGGTGTCAAAGTTGATGAAATCAGGCCAGATCAGCATTCCCTCGCGCTGACTGAAATTCTCGCGATAGGCAATAGCTTCCTCCACCGTTTTGCAGCCATTAGCAGCAAGGTAGGCAAACCCGCGCAAGCTTTGCGCCACGCCCAGCAGTTCAGTAGCAACGGCCTGAGTGTCATGTCCCGGCACCCCAAGAATGCGCGGCTTGACACCGAGCTGCGACTGCGCCGACAGTAGCGCTTTCATGCCCGTTTTCTTACCGTCGGAAGTTACGCCGCCGATAATATTGGAGGTGGTTTCCGCTTCGGTTTCTCCCTGCGCCACACGCACAACGACAGTCACGGGTTTTGCCTGATCTGCAATCGCGTCCAGCGAGCGGGCCAGCGTGCCGGACTCCCCCGCTTTACCGCTGGAGGTGAGCACATCAGTCAGCAGGACCGGCTTATTGAGGGGGAACACGGACGCATCAGCATCATCGCCGGTGCAGACCATGCCCACGATGGCAGTGCTCACCGTGGTAATAGGTCGGGTGCCCTCGTTGATTTCAACAACGCGCACCCCGTGGTGGTAATCCTGAGCCATAAGGCAGTCTCTCCGGTTGACAGGGATACCTTATGTTCTGGTTGCCAGGCGTGCGGCGCACGTATTTCACGATGTGTCAGTGCTGGTACAATATCGCCACTTTCAACGCGACTGATTTACAGGGAATTTCTTGTAAAGAGTGGAAATGCTAACATCAAAAAGTAATCCAACACGATGACGAGTTTCACCGGCGGCAAGCAACCGTCCGGCCTGCTCCCATTGCTCCGGAGTGAGCTTTGGACGCCTGCCACCGACTCGCCCTTGCGCCCTCGCAGCGGCAAGTCCGGCGCGGGTCCTTTCCACAATTAATTCCCTCTCCATTTCAGCGAGTGCGCCCATGATATGGAAAAAGAAACGCCCCATTGGTGTGGAAGTATCTATGCTATCCGTAAGACTGCGGAAATTAATGCCACGCTCCCGTAGCTCCTCTACCAGAACGACCAGATGACGCATACTGCGCCCCAGGCGATCAAGCTTCCATACAACTAGTGTGTCCCCTTCTGATAACGTCCTGAGCAACTTTTTTAATCCGGGCCTTTCTGATTTGGTCCCGCTTATTTTGTCTTCAAAAATCAGTTCACATCCTGCGCAATTCAGCGCGTTTCGCTGTAAATCAGTATTCTGGTCATTTGTTGACACCCGTACATAGCCAATTTGCACAACAGGCCCCCTCGCAAAAGGCTGGGATCATGCCATTTACGACCGTTTTCTGCATTTTCATAAATCTCGGTTTAGGCGAAACGATAAATCTGGCAAAAAATGCCGTCCCGGCGACACGGCGGGTTAACAGTAAACCACTGACCGGTGATATCACTTTGTGGGCGTCAGATGTGGGGGCCATTTCCGCCGATGCTGTTGGAGAAATTACCGATAACGGCACGATGGCATCAGCTAATGCACCCGGATGGTGGAAGGTGGCGGTGTCGAATTCTGATACGGTCGTTGATTTTCCCACCTATCCGGGTGGCAGCAAGTTGTACAGCTATGGATATCTGTTTGTTGAGAAAATCGGAGACGTCTGGTTTCAGCATTATTATGCCCATATTGGCGCGAACGCAAAGCGCCAGGACTGGGGAACTGTACCGAATACCAGTCGCCCGTGGGTTATTGACTACAACACCGCAAATAAACCGTCAGCCAGTGATGTGGGTGCATTGCCGATTACCGGAGGGCGTCTTAACGGTCCGCTAAGCATTGGTACTGATAATGCGCTGGGCGGCAATTCGATCGTTCTTGGTGATAATGACACTGGTTTTAAACAGAACGGCGATGGCGTGCTTGATGTTTACTCGAACTACACACATGTATTACGTTTCATCGGTAATCTTGTGGAGAGCATGGTTTCCCTGAAAGTAAACGGAAACGCTGTAGCTACAGGCGAAGTACAGGCAGGAAATGGCACGTCACGCATGGCTGGTAACGGGGATATTTTTGGTAATGTCTGGAACGGCTGGCTAAGTACACATCTGAATAATAATCTCGTCGCAGATATTCAATTAGGGGCTGGCACATCAGTGGCTACCTGGAACAATGCAGGTTCCTGGCCTAACACCCCGGATATGTAGTTACCTCCGTCTGGAAAGATAATCAAGGCGAAAATATTGATGGCATTGCTTATGCGCCTTTGCAAAAAAGATTAGGTATTCAGTGGTATACCGTACAAGGGGGGACGGCATAATGAAAAAATATCAGGACATTAAAAATTTCAGACTTATTGACGCGCCCGTAAACAGGGGTAAAACTCAGTCCGAAATAAATATAGGTGCATATTTTCTGGAGTCAGAAGACGGGCAGGACTGGTATGAATGTCAGTCATTATTTTCTGATGATACCGCAAAAATCATGTACGACCATGAGGGGGTTATCTGGGGTGTTATTAATAAGCCAGTCCCGCAACGTGGAAACACATATGCTGTATCAATGCTGTGGCCGGTTAATATGTCTGTTGCGGAAATAGACGCTGCTGACTGTCCTGATGATTGCCGTGGTGATGGCTCATGGTTGTACAGAGATGGTAAGGTTTTACCCGTTCCGGTGGATTATCAGGCTAAGGCCGAAACCACCCGAGAGAAACTACTGGATGCCGCTAACAGCGCCATTGCCGACTGGCGAACCGAACTGGCGTTGGGTGAAATCAGTGACGACGATAAGGCCAGCCTGACTAAATGGATGGCGTATATCAGAGAGCTTAAATCACTGGCTTTAACAGGCATTTCAGACGAGGCCACCTTTAATAAAATACAGTGGCCTGTATTACCACAATAATAATTAATGACTGGTCGGTTTCTCCGGCCAGTCAGGGGCAGATGTATCCACCCGACTGACCAGAACGCTGTATTGTTCCCATGCTACCAGTCGCTGCTGCTCCTCATCGGTGATGATACCCAGCTTTACTGCCCGCGCCAGCGGCGTAATAACGGTCTCGGCCTCTTCGAGCAGTTTTACCTTTTTCGCTTCTACTTGCTGGCGCAGTTCTTCCGGTGTATAAACCCGCCTAATTATCTGCTCACGTTCGCTATCATACATCCAGCGTCCTGACACATCTGCCCGGCGATTAGCTGTGATATCCGGTAATTCAACAACGCTGCGCCCTTCAGGATTTATTTTCGACGCATCTTTATTGATTGCCACAATTATATTACTTTTGTCGTAGGCAACTTTTAGCGTGTCTACTGCAAAATTTTTCTGTTCCTCATACCAGTTCTTACCTTTTTCATCATACAGCCAAACCACACCAAATTTTTTAGTGAGTTGATACTGGTCAGGCGTTTTTGGATTACCGGCTACGATATTTTTTAGATGCATCATAATTAAACACTCGTCACGTTATACCACTGGTTGCCAATCAATTTTTGCATTGGACGTCTTCCGAGACCGTCAATAAGCTCATCACCATTGCCGTTAGTTGCCGCTGTCAGTACATAACCTGGTGTATCACTGAATCCCGGGCCCATCCATGCCTGTCCAGATTCATAACTACCCAGACGGAAATCCTGTACGTATCGGCTGTCGAAATTACCGTAGTCTGTTGGCGTTAATCGTCCGGTAACATTGATGGATTTTTTACTCTCCAGTGTGTCGTTCTGAAAGCGGAATACCTGAACACCATTAGCATAAATATCCAGTAGGCCATCGCCGTTTTGTTTTAAGCCGGTATCGTTATCGCCTAATACAATAGAACTACCTCCCAATATATTAGGTGTACCGATACCGAGATTACCGTTAATTACGCCACCACTAACAGGTAATGCACCGACATCACCTGCGGATGGTTTTCGTGTTGTGGTATAAAATTCAGTCCAGTCAAGTTCAAAGCCAAAATCGTCGCGTGCCGAACGGTAGGAAATACCGCCATTCTTGTAATTCACACAAAACTGCACTGCCGGACAACTGCCGATATTCATATTAAAATGCAAAATCAGCTTGGATGCACCTCCAGTAGGAACGTTGTAAACACCGCTTTTCCAGTTCCAGCCGACTGATTTGTCATTTTCCAGTGTGTAGTCTCCCGTCATCCCCAGCGCGAATGCATTCACATCAGCAGCTGACAAAGTGATATCACCGGTCAGTGGTTTACTGTTAACCCGCCGTGTCGCCGGAACGGCATTTTTTGCCAGATTTATCGTTTCGCCTAAACCGAGGTATGTGAGAAGGCCGGCGATATCTTTTCCGCTTAAATTCGTCAGTGTATTGTCCAGCGGTTGCTTTCCAGCCAGAGCGTTTATCATCGTCGTGGCAAAGTTCGGGTCATTCCCCAGAGCCGCTGCCAGCTCGTTCAGCGTATCCAGTGCTGCAGGCGCAGAATCCACTATTGCCGCGATAGACGATGCCACAAATTCCGTGTTTGCAATCTGTTTAGTGCTGTTACCCGCCGCTGGCGTCGGTACCTTTGGAATCCCTGTGAGTGTCGGGCTGTCCTTCTGCGCATACTGTGAATGCGGGTCCGGCGCAGCAAGATGCTTTGCCATCAGGTCGTCTACATATACCTTCAGCTCCAGCGCCTTATCATCCACATATTTACGGGTTGCCAACACTACTGCAGGGTCAATTTTCAGGGTGATGTTATCGGTGCTGCTGGTAATCAGTACCATGCGCACGGTCTGCGTACGTCCGCTCCCTTCTGTCAGCTGCGGCTTGTAGCTCTCAGGGCAGTTACCCACAGCGATCAGCGCACCGGTTTCATCAAACAGGCCGACCTCACGAATCCACCACCCACCCTCAGTTTCCGGGATTACCTGCTCAGCAATAATCTGGCTGTTGTTCTGCGGGTCGATATACAACATATTCAGCGCTGCGCGGCGCCTCTCAGCAACTAACGCGGTCTGTTGTGCGCTGGGTGTGGGCAGCACACCGCCACCGTCTCCCACCGCCATATGGGTAATTTTCAGCGGGACACCGAGCGCGGCGGCGCTTGCCAGTTTCGCTGCGCCGATCTCCGTCAGCAGGGTATAAAATTTTGCGCTCATGGATTCACTCTCATTGTGTCAATAACATGGACTGCCCCGCCTTCATATGCGGTGCCGCCGGAAACAATCGTTTCATTGATATACGGATATACCGTGATTTCTTCGCCAAGGTAGCTGGCTGCGCCAACCCAGTAAGGGCCGCTGGTCTGCATATTAATGGACATACCTGTCATGTGGCGGCTGCATGGTTTGGCATCGCTTATCAGGCGCTCAAGCTCCAGATAGGTGTCTTCGGTGATACCATGATCCTGTACGCCAATATCCAGACGGAACGTCCCCGGCGTTTCGCCGGTCTGCCACCACTCAATGATGCGGATCAGGAAGCCGAACGGCTCAACCACACGCCGCACGGCGCTGGTTGTTCCTTTATGCTGATGGATATAGAAAGCATCCTGCACCACACGGCGTTTGACATTTTCTGTCCAGCTTTCATCCCAGCGGTCAACGGAAAACGCCCAGGCCAGATAAGGCAGGAATCTGATCGGGCAGGTTGCCGGGTTCCACAAATCACGCAGCGATATCTGCAGATCGGAAATCCCGCTGCAGGTCTGCGCCAGTCGGCGCTCAAGCGGCGACGAACCCGGCGGCAACAGACTATTCATCCGTACCCCCGTTGGTAACGCTCCATTCGGTACAGGATGCCGCCTGTGTCTTATCCAGCACCACATCCTCCAGAGGGGACGTCAGCTCCACACGCTGGACGCCCTCCACGTGCAACGCGGCATAAATGGCGCTGCGGCGGATATCACGTCCCAGCCGCGTCTGACTGGCGATGTACCTCTGCAGGCTGGCTTTTGCCGCCACCATAACAGGCTCCGCTTCCGGCCCCGGATAAAGAAAAATGGTAGCCTCCACCCGGTACGGTATGATCTCCGCACTACGAACCGTCAGACGGTCAGCCACCGGGCGTACACTCTCACTGTTCAGGGCTTTTTCAACCACATCCAGCAGATCTTTTACTGCTGTACCGTCACCCTCCCGGCTCAGCACGGTAAGTACCACCTCTGCAGGAGCCGGACTGGTTGCGCTGGCATCTGCCACACGTCCGTCCGCACTTCTGGCGTGAAATTCATAGGCTCCCGTCGGGCCAGCAACCGACAACCCCTCAAACGCAGCAGGGATGCGCTGGCGTAGCGCCTCATCATCTTCCATCACTGCGGCGACCGGCGGTACTGCATCCTTATCAGCAGGCACTACCGTCAGGCGTTTCACGTTGCAGTTGGCTGCCAGCTGCTCAAGATCATTTCCCATCGAATAGGCCACCATCACCGCCTGCGCAGCCTCGTTAATACGCTGGCGCAGCAGGATTTCGCGGTATGTGCTTTCCTGCAGCAGCTTGGTGACGGGTTCAGATTCCAGCGCCAGCGTGCGCCGCACCGCGTCCTGTTCATCCACAGGATAAAGAGCCACAAAAGCGGCCTTGCGCTCAGCCAGCAGCGTCTCAAAATCCGGCACGTCCACTATCTGCGGCGCGGGCAGCCGGGAAAGGTCAATCACTGCCATTGTCTGCTCCTGTAGTTACCGAAAGTGAAACCGGCGCGCCGTTGTTGCGCTGCCCGGTAAGCTCAACCACCATAGAGCCGTCAAAATTGCCGTTGATGGTGATGGAGTCCAGCGTAAGGCGCGGCTCCCAGCGGTTCAGCGCCACATAGACTGCAGACATAATCTGCAGGCGCAGTGCCGGGTTCTGCGGCTGGTCAATCAGGGCTGACAGTAGGGAGCCATATTCCCGGCGAGCAAGACGACTGCCCTGCGGCGTCAGCAGAATATCCCGCACCGACTGGCGCAGATGGTCGGTATCTGCAATGACCTGCCCGTCATTCCTGCTCATACCGATATACAACGTCATACCGGACCTCCCGATGTATCCCCGCCTGACTTAACGCCAGTGTGACCGTGTTTATCCATCACGACCCCGTTAGAACTCATTGCGCCGCCGCCCTGGGTGACGCCGCCGTTGATCACCACCTCGCTGTTAATGCGTGTTGTGTCAGCCTCCACCACAAACTCACCGGTTTTTAGGGTGATATTGTCCGCCGCCTCGATCACCATGGATTTGATACCCCGGACATGCCACCTCCCGGTGGCGGGTTCGTACTCAAACCAGCCCCCGTCCGGGTACTCCGTCACGCAGCCGTCCACAGAATCCGACGGTGGCGCAAACTGATTGGAGTAGATGGCGGGCAGCACAAAAGCGGTTTCCAGATTGCCGCCCATGCTCAGCACCACCACCTGCTCATCCGGCGACGGGCACCACCATGTACGGGCACTACCGGCACGCAGCGTCAGCCAGTTAATCCAGTTAGTTTCAAGCTCACCCACTTTCACCCGGCACAGCCAGTTTTCCCTGTCCACTTCGGTCACGGTGCCGGTGCGGATCAGGTTGGTGATAAGGCGCATGATTTCGGTCAGTTGTGCGTTCATGCCTTTATTTTGTAATAAAGGTCATGAACGCAAAAGATGGATGATTTGTATGAAGGATGAAACAAGGAATTAACTAAATGGATATTAAGTATTCCTTTGTAACAACTATATTTTCAATATCATTTTTGTACATATTCATTAGAGCGAGTACTTTTTCAGTTAGTTGTTCAAAACTAACCTGCTCAACAATCAAGCGCTCCCCGTGTGCAATATTGTTCCTCGCACTCACTATTGACTCATCAATATAAGGATAAAAGGCCTTGTATTGATGAGTGTCGATACCAATAGACTTAGCGATGTTATCGAAAACTTTAGAACTTAAATTAGACTCGGTATCAACATAGTTTTCATGCCTTATCACTGCTATATTAGTCTTTTTCTCTATCAATGCAGTTAAAAACCTTATACATGTATCAACATCCTTAGTTTCAGAAAATCCATGAATCTCTTTTTTAAGGGCATGGGTCATATAAACTAATTTCAAGGACTCCACATGTATTTTTTGATAATTAAGGAAATTCAAAAAATACTCGGTTGCGTTTTTGACAAAACCTTCCCAATGGGAATATGATATCGCAACACCAGACCTGATGATTGTTTTCTTTAGAGACCCCTCTTTTGCTTTTGCCTCCATGCGTAACTGTATTATCTCTTTAGTTCGCCAAGAAAGTTCATTCGTCAACTCTCGGCTCAACATTTCAGCGGTTCTTATTTCCATTTTAGTCAAACCAAACTGGAGCTTTAGGCAGGGTATTAATCAAACGACTTGGCGCATTAACTCCAGCCCGAGCATAGTTTGTAAATTCAGGATTATTCCAGATTGCTTTGATTTTCTCTTCGACATAATCCGCTGACTGCTTTTCATACTTATCAATATTCGCAGCAATACCCTGTGTAATAACCTCATAAGCAGAAATTAAAAAACCTCTTGAGAAGTTATTGCCATCATATTTCTTAAACGAATTCTGACCTGTAGTTTTAGCTAAAACATCAAACGTTCTCTTAAATAAATCACTCTCAGCATCTATGTTATAATTTTTATCCGATGCAATATTTCGAGAAATATTATTTAACCATTCATTTATATCTACGCTTTTATCAAAAGGAGAGTATCTATAGGCAAGAAAACGCAACGTAAGATCCAATGGCTTCTGTTCTGATATAGATTTTTCAGTTTGAAGGGTTACTTCCTTGAAGCTAGCATACTGACTTAGTTTATTAAGTTTTTCGAATAATTCCGGATTAAGCATAACCATGATGCAATTACGCACTTCTTGATCTGTGAGTCTAGAACCACCTGTATTTAACCTTTCAAATAACTCATATTTAGTCTTTTCATCACTTTCCTTTTTAAGTATTTCCACTCGCAACCGAGAACGTTCAAAATCCAAACGAATAGATAAAGGAATAACCTTTTCATCGTCTTCTGATTCTTTTTCCCACTTCATACCATCAAGGGAAGGTAGCAGTCTTGTTCCAGAAGGAATGAACTGAGGATGACAAGTCCCATCGTCTTTTTTTAACACACCTGAAAACTCAAATATAGTAGACAGCCTTTGCAAGCCATCAATAACCTCCCATCTCCCACTCTCATCGGTAAATACAAATATAGGAGGAATAGGAATACCTAACAATAATGACTCAATAAAACGAGTTTTCTGTGATTCATCCCATCTAAACAACCTTTGATAATTTGGATTAATTATAACTTCATTTCTTTCATAAATACGACTCAGCTCCCCAACTGACATATCAAAGCTATCTTTAGATATTTCTTTCTTTGCTAGATTTAATTCATCCTGCAACCCCATTTTTGGACCCCTTATGTTTTAACGTTTCATATAATCTAACATAATGCTTTTAACTAATTCTACAGTATTGTTGGTATGTCCAAGCAGTCTCCGTTCAGGATACTTTTTTAAGGGACCTAATTTTGTAATTCTGTCGCGCAGGCCGTAGTGGTGTACACGGGCAATACGCTGCACCTGCCCAGCAAACTCAACGCTGGCAGAGTCCGCAGTTGCGGCGGTTTTAAGATATTTAGTTGTGCGCAATTTGGCAAACATCTGGCGTTTGATACGTCCCTTCTTGCTACGGGCTGTCACCCTGCGTGGCTCATAGCCGCTGCCGTCGGGATTACGCTGCAGCCTGATGTTCTGCTGCTGCGTCCGGCGCAACTGTTGCGCCAGTTGCCGCATCATACGGTTGCGTGCGGCAGGCTCCAGATTCGCCAGCAGCGCCGTCAGCCAGTCATCCACCTTCTGCAGCTCATCCACGTTTCACCGTCCACATTTCTTCGGGTTCGTCCGGCTCCGGCACCGCTTCAACGCTCGATACGCTGCCGTCAGTGCTGACCAGCACACGCTCAGTCAGTTGCAGGTTCATGCTGATATCGCACACATCGTTTCGCAGAATATCCACTTCAAAGGTGAACAGTTTTTCGCGTAGATCCGGGTTGTTGATGGCGTCCGGCTGGCTGGTACTGAGCCACAGCAGGACTGGGGCCATCAGCAGATTCTGGTCGCCGCTGAAATCCTCGATCACCACGTTCAGGGTGTAGCGGTATTCCCATGACATGGAACTGGCTCCTGTTGCCACCAGTGAGCCGTTATCAACGAAAAGGTGCAGCTTGTCCGGGTTGTCCCGGACATAGGCAACCGCTTTATTCAGGGCGCTGCGTAAGGACTGCGGTTTGTTCACTGTCTCGCTCCTGACACGCAATAATTGTGTCCACTTTGTCAGCACAGACCGCCCAGGCGGCCTCGGTTTCATCCAGCACCGCATTCAGATCGCCGTTACTGCTCGGCGCTGACCTTTCCAGGCGGCACTGCGTCACTCTGGGACAGCCACTCACGGTAAGCTGCACCTCCGGCGAGGGCCGGACGCTCCCGCAGCCGGATAATGTCAGCAGGCAAAGGAGTGTCAGCCCAGCGGCGCAAATCCTCGTTTTCACGTTTCAGTTCCTCGATCCGGCGCTGACGGCTTCGCAGCAGTGCGGTGGTCTGTTCCGCTGCCGCATAAAGCCGCGTCTGCTCCCGGCTGTTGGTTTCGGTCAGAATGGACAGGCCGATCAGCTGGCTGTTTTTCTTCGTCAGCTCCTGCGTTTTGCTTTTCAGCGCCGCGCCCTGCGTTTCGATGGTGTGGCTGGCATTGTTTAACCGCCACGACTGCCAGCCCAGCGCCGCAAGTGCCAGCGCCAGCACTACCGCCAGCGCACGCATCAGGCCGCCATCGGCTCATGAAGCTGTGAGCGGGCAATCTGATACAAAACCAGCGTCAGCAGGTAAAACACCAGGGTGATCACCCATCCCGAAAACGCCAGGCACAGAACAATAAGCAGCCTGATAGCCCATGTACGCACGGGTTTTACGGGGTGCGCCCTGAATTTGATTAATGCCGCCCTGACCTCATCGCGCGCCCGATCTCCGGCGAACCACCCGACAGCGCACAGCGCAGCAAGCAGCCAGGCGAGGAAGCATGACACCCAGACAGACGCACCAACCAGAACCGGCGCACCGCTGCGCGGATACAGCAGGCTGATTACCAACAGCGCAGCCCATGCCAACTGGAAAAAAACGCTCATGACTTTCTTTTTCATTCCGTTATGCTCCTTTTAAGCACCAGGCCATTTCCCGCGCGCGGCGGTTGTCCAGCCCCTGATTAAACACACCTTTGACATATACCCAGCGCGGCAGCTGATGGCAGGCATCCGCCCAGCGCCGCTGGTTCAGCAACTTAACCAGCGTGGAGCTGCAGGCGTTGCCGGTGCCCACGTTGAAAGCAAACGACACCACCGCGTCATAGACCTTTTGCGGCATCGGCTGCACCACACATTTATCCAGTGCTCGCTCCACGCGCAGCACGTTGGTGATAAGTCCCTGCGCCGCCTGCCGTTCCGTGATGGTTTTTCCAGGCACCACACCGGACGTATTGCCGATCCCGTCAGTCCAGACGCCCGCACTGCACTGATAAGGCTGCAGGCGGCATCCCTCGTAATCGGCGATCAGTTTCAGCCCCTCAACGGAGGTATGAAGCGACTGAAATCCGGGCAGCGTGGCTGCGATAGCCAGCACCGCCCCGACAAGGCAGCGCTTAACGATTGAAGGATTCATATTCCCCCCGCGAAATCTTGCCGCCACGTAACAATTTGAAAGACTGGTGTTTGTAGTACCAGTTGATAGCCACCATCAGCACACCAATCAGTACGCCGCCAACCGTTGACGCATCCTTGAGCGACAGATCGCCCAGCCATGCCAGCAGCACGGCAATGCAGTAAGTGATAAAGGCGCTGATTCGTTCAAGCGTCATAATTCAGTCCCATAGCTGGACGGTCTGCGCCGTGGTTGACGCCGTAATGTCCGGCAGCTCCACCTGCAGCCCGTGCGGTAAAAGTGGGCCGTACTCAGCCAGCCCCGGATTTGCCTGCAGAACCTGCTCAGTGACACCCTGCGTGCGCCCGTAATGACGCCAGCAAAGCGCGTCCACCGTGTCATACTGATGCGCACGCACCTTCATCAGATAAGCTCCACCGTACAGTGCGGTGCATCCTGCACCCGGCTGATGGCCCAGCGGGCATCACGCCACAGATCGCCGCTGGCCTCCGCCAGCTCCTCCCCTCGCTTCACGCCTGACGCCGTGGCGTCATAGTCCTGATAACGCTCATTAAGCACAGCGCGCGCCCAGCAAAAAACAGCGTTGTGGTAGTGCCGGATACGCTCGCTTTTACCGTCCAGCATTTCTGCGGGAACCTCAGCAAGTGTCCGCCAGCCCTGCATCTGCTGACGGTTGCGGAAGTCGTACAGCTCAGCGTTAACCTCAGAGATCGCCGTCAGCACGACCTGCTTTAAACGCGGCTGCGTCACCGTGCCGTCAGTGCGCATCACACTGCGAAATTCCGACAGGTCCACATCAGGCCAGAACGGCGTATTTTTGATGACCTCCGCCTGTTCCGGTGCCTGTTCGGGCGCAACAAACTTCATGCGACTTTCTCCTGAATAAGTGGGCGGTGGACGGAATTTTGATGTGGCAGTGCCTTTCGCCACCCCGTGCCGCCCGTGCGCGGGGCACGTTCGTTAGCGGCTGTCATTGCGCAGTCTGCGCTCCAGCTGCTGCTTTTCTTTTTTCACACCGCAGCGGGGATCGAGCTGCAGCGCATGGGTAAGGTGATTCAGGGCAGATGCCGGGTTGCTTTCGCTCAGTACAGCGCCGATGGCTTTATGCAGACGCGCCCGCGACTGGTCCGGCATATCCAGATCGGTTGTCAGGTCCAGTGTCTGCAAAAGCAGATCGGCATCAAAACCGGCTGCGGCTAGCAGAGCGCCTTGCGCCGCGTCTGCCATTTCTTCTGCCAGCACGGTCTGCACGTTACGGTTGCCCAGCGGCATCACCCAGCCATGACGCAGCGCATGACGCCCGATTTCCAGCGCACCGGCATAATCACCGGCATCGATACGCCACAGCATCACGTACATCAGCACGTCATCCTGCTGCGCACCTCCGGCAGCCAGCACGCCCTCCGCCCAGGCGGAATATTTCGGCAGCAGCTCCACCTTGATTTCCGCCTTTTTCACCGTGGACTGGACGCCCTTGAGGCGGCGGCGGTCTTCTGCCAGCTGCAGCAGCATCAGGTCATAGCCCGACGCATGGCGAACACTGCCGCCCTCACGGGCGGCCTGTTCGGCCTGAATGCGCAGGCGGTGCTGCCGTGCGGGACTCAGGCTCATGCGTTATTCCCCACCTTCCGGTGCGGCAGGCGCGCTGAAATCACCGATTTCGATGTTTTCTACCAGCGCCGCGCAGCGGTAGTCCTCGACCACATACGCCTCGTTGACGGATTCAAAGTTTTCAATCCGGTCACGTTTCGGGTTGTCGATAACAGAACGACGGCGGGTGTCTTCCTGCCAGTAGATGGACAGGTTATCCAGACGGGTGATCAGCAGGGCATTTGCCGGGAAGAAAGGCGCGCGCACAGCCTGCAGGCCGCCCATGCGTTTCTGGCTGATGATCAGATCGGCGGCGATTTTCTCGCTGTTGTCCTGCTCTTTGTTGACTAGCGGGAAATACTTGTCAGAAAGCAATTCACGACCACAGACAACAACCAGTTCGTCATCATCCTGATACTCCACATCTATCAGCTCGTTGACGGTATCCATCACCACCGCGTCAAGATTTACATACTTACCACCCAGACCTACTTTTACCGGTTCCGCAGTAGTGGTGCCGTCTTCTGTGGTTTTGCTGCCCATGACGTGATCCGGCGCGTCTTCGCGGATTTTCTGCAGCCAGCCTTTATTGACGTCCTGCAGCAGCGGGTTTTCAGCACGATTGGAGGTTTTGGCGCGCTTCACGCCGTTAAAGCCAATCATGATGCGGTCCAGCGCCTGACGTTTGACGATAGCGTTGCGGATACGCACCTGGAAGTCCTGGAATTTCGCCCACAGGTCCAGTTTTGCGTAGGTCAGCACCGTATCAAAGTTGGTCTGCTCGCATTTGTATTCCACGTCTTCCATCAGCGTCGGATCGGTAGGCTCGCGCTCTTTGGTGGTGGTATCGGTGGTTCCGGCAATGGTGCTGCCAACGCCCAGCCCCAGCAACTGCCCTGACTGCTCAGTGACCGGCGTGATGTTAATCAGCGTCAGGAAAGCGGCGGACTGCTGGATCTGGTCTTCCAGCGTCTGCTGCACGGACGGCTCCACGGTAAACTTGCTGGAGAGTTCTTCAACCTCCACACTGTTCAGGCGCGCCAACTGCTGCAGGTAAGCGTTAAAGGCAAAGCGGGTTTTCTTTTTCATCGGGTTTTATGCTCCATCAGCAATTGGTCAGGGTGCCTGCCGGTGCGTCACCGCCCGGCGCGCGCTGGCGGTAGTCTTTACGGCTGTCTTCGCTGCTAAGCTTCTGCTCAAGCTCGGCAAAGGCGGCCAGCTGTTCCTGCAGGGAGGACTCCAGCTCAGAAAGGCGCTTGTCCTGTTCGGACAGGGATTTATCAGTGCGCTCGCTCAGGTTCTGCTGCTCGGAGGCGACCAGTTCCACGGATTTATGCACATCGGAGAAACGCGCCTCATCGGTCTGCTCTTTTTTGGTGAACAGCGCGGTGACGCGGGCAAAGAGGGACGGCTTTTCGTCCTGGACCTCTTCCAGTTCGATCAGCGTTTCGACAGCTTCCGAAAACAGGTTTTCAGGGTTCTGCTTACGGTTTGCCAGCGGGTTATGTGCGGCGCTGGCGCTGAAAGCCAGCATTTCGGTACCAAGGCTCGCAGGATCGTCCGTCGCACCCAGCCCCACAAGGTAGGCTTTGCCGGTGTCGGCAAACTTCGTGCTGACCTCCATGGAGGTGAAAAGCTTCTGGCCTTTTTTCACCAGTTCCACCAGGGCGTCAGTGGGTTCGATATCGGCATAAAGTGCCATCTTGCCCGCCAGCGGGCCGTCCTGAATTTCTTCTGCAACCAGCCCCGTCACCCTGCCATAGCGGTTAAAAGTGCTCTCCGGCAGATAAGACTTGATGTGCTCAAGGTTAATCAGCGCGGTATAGACCGTCGGGTTGTAGCTGGCAGCCATCTGTACCAGCCATTCACGCTGGATCTCGCGCCCGTCAGTGGTGGCACCTTCCACCCCGATGCGGAAACGCTTTGCTTTCACTGTCATGAGCCGTGCTCCGTTAGAAATAACTTACTGGAGCCTTATGTTTGCGGTGATAGGGGGAGTGAGACAACGCGCTGTATTTGTACGGTAAACCACACAAACCGCAGCCGGGGAAAGCAGCCATCCAAGGCCGTATGTTTGGGCCATGAACACGACACTGACCCCCGCAGACCTCGATCCCCGTAGGCAGGCCATGCTGCTGTACTTTCAGGGATACCGCGTAGCCCGCATTGCTGAAATGCTGGGCGAAAAAGTTGCAACCGTTCACAGCTGGAAAAAACGCGACAAGTGGGGCGACTATGGGCCGCTGGATCAGATGCAGCTCACCACCGCCGCACGCTACTGCCAGCTCATTATGAAGGAGCAGAAAGAAGGGAAAGATTTCAAAGAGATTGACCTGCTGGCGCGCCAGTCTGAACGCCACGCGCGGATCGGCAAGTTTAACAATGGCGGCAACGAAGCCGACTTAAACCCAAACGTCGCCAACCGCAACAAAGGCCCGCGCCGTCAGCCGGAAAAGAATGTCTTCACCGATGAACAAATTGAGAAGCTGGAAGAAATCTTCCATTCCTCCATGTTCAACTACCAGCGCCACTGGTGGGAAGCCGGAAAAATCAACCGCATCCGTAACCTGCTGAAGTCACGCCAGATCGGCGCGACCTTTTACTTTGCCCGTGAAGCCCTGATTGACGCCCTGCTTACCGGACGTAACCAGATTTTCCTTTCCGCCAGTAAGGCACAGGCTCACGTCTTTAAGCAGTACATCATCGACTTCGCTAAAGAAGTCGAGGTGGAGCTGAAAGGCGATCCGATGGTGCTTCCTAACGGGGCCACGCTTTACTTCCTCGGCACCAATGCCCGCACAGCCCAGAGTTACCACGGCAACCTGTATCTGGATGAATATTTCTGGATACCGAAATTCCAGGAGCTGCGCAAAGTGGCTTCCGGTATGGCTATTCACAAAAAATGGCGACAAACCTATTTTTCCACGCCATCCAGCCTGACGCACAGTGCTTATCCGTTCTGGTCCGGTGCGCTGTTCAACCGTGGGCGCAGCAAAGCCGACAAGGTGGACATCGACCTGTCCCACAGCAATCTGGCCCCCGGCCTGCTGTGCGCAGACGGGCAATACCGCCAGATAGTCACCGTGGAAGATGCGGTGCGCGGCGGCTGTAACCTGTTCGACCTTGACCAGTTGCGCATGGAGTACAGCCCGGACGAATACCAGAACCTGCTGATGTGCGAGTTTGTGGACGATCTCGCGTCCGTGTTTCCGCTCAGCGAGCTGCAGGCGTGCATGGTGGACAGCTGGGAAGTCTGGACCGACTTTCATGCTCTGGCCCTGCGCCCGTTTGGCTGGCGCGAAGTGTGGATCGGTTATGACCCGGCAAAAGGTACGCAGAACGGCGACAGCGCCGGATGCGTGGTGGTGGCACCGCCAGCCGTGCCAGGCGGTAAGTTTCGCATTCTTGAGCGTCACCAGTGGCGCGGGATGGACTTCCGCGCCCAGGCTGACGCCATCAAAAAACTGACTGAACAGTACAACGTAACATACATAGGTATCGACTCGACCGGCGTTGGTCACGGGGTTTACGAGAATGTGAAAGCGTTCTTTCCTGCCGTCCGGGAGTTTGTCTACAACCCCAACGTTAAAAACGCCTTGGTACTCAAGGCCTACGACATTATCAGCCACCGCCGTCTGGAGTTTGACGCCGGGCACACCGACATTGCGCAATCATTTATGGCAATCCGTCGCGCCACCACCGCCAGCGGCAACCGCCCGACCTATGAAGCCAGCCGCAGCGAAGAAGCCAGCCACGCCGATCTGGCCTGGGCAACAATGCACGCACTGTTTAACGAACCACTGCAGGGCGAGTCCGCCAATACCAGTAATATTGTGGAGATTTTTTGATGGGAAAGAGTAAGAAAAACCGCGCTGCGGCGACGAATCAGCTCAAGCATAAAAGCCAAACTTCAGCCGAAGCATTCAGCTTCGGTGATCCCGTTCCTGTTCTGGACCGCCGCGAATTACTGGACTATGTGGAATGCGTACAGATGGACCGCTGGTATGAGCCACCAGTGAGTTTCGACGGGCTGGCGCGCACCTTCCGCGCAGCCATACATCACAGCTCACCAATTGCGGTGAAATGCAACATTCTGACCAGCACTTACATCCCTCACCCGCTGCTCAGCCAGCAGGCTTTTTCACGTTTTGTGCAGGACTATCTGGTTTTTGGTAACGCCTACCTGGAGAAACGCACGAACCGGCTCGGCGGCGTTCTCTCACTTGAGCCAGCACTGGCGAAGTACACACGGCGAGGCGTTGACCTCAACACCTACTGGTTTGTGCAGTATGGCATGACCACGCAGCCCTACGAGTTCACCAAAGGCAGCATCTTTCACCTGATGGAACCGGACATTAACCAGGAGATCTATGGACTACCGGGTTACCTTTCTGCCATTCCATCAGCCCTGCTAAACGAGTCTGCCACGCTGTTCCGCCGGAAGTACTACATCAACGGCAGCCATGCGGGATTTATCATGTACATGACCGACGCAGCGCAGAACCAGGAGGACGTGAACAACATCCGCCAGGCTATGAAAAGCGCCAAAGGACCGGGCAACTTCCGCAACCTGTTTATGTACTCGCCCAACGGCAAAAAGGACGGGATTCAGATAATCCCTCTGTCAGAGGTGGCGGCAAAGGATGAGTTTCTGAACATCAAGAACGTGAGCCGCGATGACATGATGGCAGCGCATCGCGTGCCGCCGCAGATGATGGGGATTATGCCGAGTAATGTTGGGGGGTTTGGGGATGTGGAGAAAGCCAGCCGCGTCTTTGTTCGCAACGAGTTGATACCTCTGCAGAAGCGCCTTCAGGAATTGAACGACTGGCTTGTAGAAGATGTCATGCGTTTTGAAGATTATAATTTAGGTATTGAATGATATTTAAAAGCCTGTACAAACAGGCTTTTATTCTTTAGTTTAAAATCACCAAGGCATGAGCATTAGAACTCAAAGATCCGGATCTACAGGCTCATGATATAGATTTACAGGATAATGAATAACTTCATAATTCAGTTGAGTAACTGTGTGAACATGCTGGCTATAAAAAACCAATGGATTTTTTTGACAAGGAGTAATTGTTATAGATTTACAGGCATGAATTCTTGGTGCGGATTTATCTAAATGAGCCTTCCAGTTGGTCATCATTTCATTGCATTTCCTATTACGAGTATAGATAATCAATCCACCACTTGCGCTGTTTACGGTCCCTGTACTATATCGCTCAGTGAGTTGAGCATACCCTTTAAATAAATAACTATATGAAGATGTATGTTTTTTGGCTTCGCCATGCCAAATATAATCCTTTAGTTTTATTGTAATGTCACAATGTCCGCGCTGATTACTTTCATGATATGCTTCAATACCCATATCTTTATTTTTGATATTAGCCAATAAAATTAAAGTAAGCTGATCCTCTGTCAAATCGAAGTTCAACTTATTTGAATTCTCTTCTATTTCCTTTACAGCAGAATCAAGTTCAATCCTGACAAATTGTTTGAAATTATCGTACGATTGAAGTGCAAATCTAACACGAGTAATAGAAGCATTAATACGCTGAAGAAAAATATCATTATCAATATCAGCCAAACTCATTGCTGCAGACATTTTTAACATCAGATAATATCCTTTGATTTAGATTCATCTAATGTAAAAAAAGGAAAGACGAATGACTTATAGTCATACATAAGCTCCCCTGTAAATGGGTTTGCTAAAGATTGACTGATTTCCGCCTCAATAACTTCCTCTATTTCAAGTTCTACAGGGTCATGAAAATCATCAATGAACCAATAATTGAGTTTTAAAAAATCAACCTTTGGGCTACAAAGAATTTGGATGGCCGGATAGATAACCTGCTCATACGTTTCTGGCTGTAAAATTTTGTTATACCCACCAGCTATATTAAACAAATCCTTATAACTTAAAGCTATATTAGATGATTTTTTAGCCCTTGCCTCGATTTCATCGTACAAATAGCAAGCTAACGCCCCAATTTCAGGGCGTTCCGCACACATTTCTTTGATGATCTTGGGCATATCACCATCCTTCATTGCTGACTCCAATTATAATATCAGCTTTGTGAGGGTTTCGAAATCATCTTTGGATATACATTTACTTAATATAGCATAGTTAACAGGAGAGCAACTACTCCCTCCCAGATGCCTGCGGAGTGTTCCTGGAATGATAAGCTCTACGTTATCCGCTAATTGCAGTTTTGGATTATTTCTATCAACTCTAATTCCAATACGATACAAACCAATACTGCCTACTGCTTTGATACCTTCCTTATTAAACAAGTCATCACGTAAGTCTTTAGTGGCCACATTTTTCTTTTCTTTATGCGTGGTCCCCTCATTGGTCAAAAATGACAAATCAAAGACTTTATAGCTTAATTTTGAATAAGGCAATGCATTTTGTTTGAAAATTGGCTCAATCAACGGATAAAAATCTTTTTCCGATGATTTAAAATCATAACCGACATGATTATACAATTCACGAATAATGTTACTCTTTGCAAAAGTAACATTATCACCAATAATATTACCATTAGTATCTACCAAAACATGAATTTTATTAGTAATAGAGTCTAATATACAGACATCAAAACACTGCCGCTTTTCTTTTCGTTTTGCAATAATTTCATCAAACTGCTTGTATTGTGCAAGTGCTGACGGGGGAATTTTTTCTCTTACGACTAATTCTCTGACAGATGAAAAAACAAGAATTGACTGGGTATTTTGAATAGAATAGTTAACAAGTTCAGGTTGATTTTTTACAGCATTTTGCAATTGGACATCATCAAGGATCGAATCAACCAATAATGATGGTTGATTCATCAAATTCCATTGAAAACTAAATCTGTCATTTAGTGTTTTAATTACACTATTATCTACAGTCAAACTAAATATTGCTTTTTCACCATAAACGACCTGACCAAAAATTAGGTCATTTACGTTTGCCATAATGCCATCAAACTTTTGCCTATCTTTACTTTTAAGATCAATGAGGCTTTCTAGTATTTTTTCGTTTGTTGCTTCACGCCCCCTACCTGTTGGCAGCCCTAAAGAAGCAATAATTGGCCTTGCAACGTTCCATGTGAAACGTTCAGTTAAGGTCAAGATCGACTTTAACTCAGACTCAGAAAGCACTACTGGGACACTACCTGTCATAACTTGCACCTAGTCATCCAAAAAGCAATAAGAATTTGCTCTTGTCTTAATTTATCCTTCGATACCTATCAAATTACCTCAATATTGAAAAAATTTGCAAGCCATTTGCTTCCAAAAAGCGACCTTACTCAGAGTGTTACAAAACTAAGCGAGCGCGCGCTCGTATCCCCGCCACGCCTGCCCACTTTATGTAGTGGTTTTCATGCACCTGCATGATCTACGCAAAAGCCCGCCAGAACTGGCGGGCCTTAACACAAAAGATCCTCAAACGATCATGCGATCTCATGCAGCATAGACATGCGCGTTTATGCAGAATGTGCAAAATCGTAACATACTCAGTAAGCGTGAAACCTAGAACGTGACAGCCTTGTCAAAGCCAGAAATAATTGTATAAGAAATAGACGAGTTATCAGCCTTGTTCACTTTGAACTTGGCACCTTTGTAAGCGATAACATCACTTCCCTTAGAATCTACAGAAAAATCTGTTGTAAATGCTGCACGAGCCATATCGTTTGCAAATTCACGATAGGTGAACTTCATTACACCGCCTGCATTTCCATTGTATTCGATAGTCTTAACCAATGAGTTACTCACTCGACACAGCCCATCAGGAACACGTTTGATAGAAATTTCTGATGCAGTATAAGAAGTGCCATTTGGCGGTGATATCTCATTTTTTGCAGCATCGTAACTAACATAATCAACATAGTTACCGATTTGCCCATAGAGATTTTTTAACGCAACAGCTTGAGGGTTATGATAATTGCGGTAAATTCCATTCCCCTCACTGCAATATGTACCAGCAGCGATAGAAGACAATGCACCATTAGCCGCACCAAGTTCTAATACGTCCGTTTTAAATCCAGTAGCAGATGTGATAATGGGATCGCCCATGTAGGCGGTAGCACTTTGCCCAATAGCAGGCTTCACCACTTCAATAGCAGTGATATTTCGGTTAGAAGCATGTGGTACGCAACCAGTTAGGATTACAGCAAGAGATATTGGTAACGCTACATTATTAATTTTCATTTTTAGCCTATTATTCTTTTCTTGACAAAAAACAAGGCGATATCTGATTGACATCGCCTCTCACTCATATGTAACCCTTTTTGATTAGTAAAAACAAGCGTCTATTGACAAAATCAATGCAGCCAGCTGTCGTCTTCCCACACCTTCTGCATAATTTTCATCACTTGTTTTCTTTCTTCGTCCAGTTGCAGTCCGGTCAGTTCCACACCGTTAGAGCTACCTTTACGGATACGGATTACCGTTTTGGGATACAGGGGGCGCAGATTGCGGTAAAGCTCGGATTCAAGGGCGTCCAGGGTAGACTGGCTAATCTTCTGCTCTTTATCGATCATTATTTCAATGCGCATAAAAGTCACCTCAGCTGATGACATCCATTGAGCGGTTGTATTTGTGGCTTCTGATTTTTGCCATGAGTTCATCAGTCAATTCAGAAACCCACTGCAGAGCCAGCCCCTTCTCTTCATCACTACACTCACTAGCCGCTACAAGCTTAAGAAAAAAATCAATGCGCTGGAGCTTCAAAGACTCCAAAAAATAGTCCTGCATCTTTCCTCCTATGACACCACACGCAATACTGTATGCATAACCACTGTTTATATTTACAGTATATAATAATCTTACTGATGTAAAACGTTTTTTTACGCTTATCAGCCTGATATGCCTGGTATTATTAAGAGCACGAATTGTTAACCAGAGTAATTAATACAGGTTCCGCCACTTATCATCTTCCTGCAAACGCTGGTTCCGATAGAAAATACGCAGGCCTGCTCCTGACGGAATACTGCCGCCGCGAAGGAGTAAATCGACCTCTTTCTCGCTGCCATCAAATCCTCTGGACTTCAGTTCATAGACGAGCAGCTGTCGTTGATGGTCTGTAATTCGCTGTTTATAGTCTCTACTCCGTTTCGGTTTCACCAGGCGTAACCTTGCAGCCAGTTCCCGGCGCTCTTTTTTGTTCATACAGTGCAGGTAATCGTGCAACTCCTTGTCATCCATGCGGGTGATATCCGTTCTGGTATCCCCATCAGCTGATTTGTCTTTCCCTTGTTGGTACAAATTTTCAGCAAGGGGACAGTTATTGCCACGAGTCCAAGGGGCGCAAGCGCCCTGGTCGGCTGCCGCCTCCTGAACGTCAACGGCCTTACGAACCTTTTTCCACTTCATCGCGTGCGTGCAAATCTTGCCCTCTGCAATCGGGGACCAGATGCCATAGATACGGATACCGTGATCGCCGTAGGCGCTCGGTTCGTCGTTAAGCTCATAAGCTGTGCGGACAAGGTGATGTTTGCGGGGAACCAGTACACCGCCCTGTTTCATGATGTAGGTGGCAAAGCAACCTACATCCGCAGCTGCCAGTACCGCATCCAGACGCGGATTATCCAGTACCGGCGCACCCGCTTTGCGTTCGCCTTGTACTCTCGCCGCCTGACCTGCCAGCAAGCGCAGCTCGCGGTATGCCTGACGCCCCGGAATACCAAAGAAACGAAATTGCTGGACACGGTGCAGCGACGCCCAGGCGCTGACATGCTCGGCGCTGTCACGCAGTGGTCTGCCGGTTTCTTTGCTGATTTCTTTAGCCAGCCCGCGCCCGTCGATGTTCTTACTGATGTATTTGGCGATGTAGCTTGTCGGCGTGCCCTTGCGCGGGTTGATTAGCTCGGACTTGAAGCGCGGCCCGGTATTGGCGCCCAGCTCCTCGCGGTCTTCACGGATGGCAAACTTACGCAGCAGCGCGGTGATGGAACGACGGTCTTTTTTGCGCATAAAGCACAGAAGATGCCAGTGCACGGTGCCGTCATGGTGCGGCTCTGCAACGCGGACGCCGTACCAGCGCAGCCCGGTCTTGTGCATGGCCTTGCGGAAAGCGGCGAATGTATCAACCAGATAGTCACTGCTCTGCCGGACCGTGGCACTGGTCCACTTCGGATTAGGCCTGCCGTTGTTGAGGGTTGCGTGGAAGCGTGACGGGCAGGTGATGGTATAAAACACCGCGCAATCTCCACGCATTTCCGCGATCAGCTCCAGCCCCTTAACACAGGCCATCATTTCATTACGGCGGTGCGCCGGGTTGCTGTTGCTGGCGTTCACCACGTCTTCCATGTCCAGCGTGTCGCCGTCTTCGTTGATCAGCTCATGCGAGCGGAAGAACTCCAGCGATTTGCGGCGCTGCTCGCGTTTGTGGATCACGGCTTCGTAGCTGACATACGGTGAGGCTTTCTTGTTGACCAGGCAGACGGCGCGCAACTGCTCCTCCCGCCACTCGCAGCGCATCTGCCACAATTTGCGACACCACCAGTCCGCGCACAGCATACGGGCCAGCGACGGTGGGATCAGTTCATAAGGCACCGGCTTACGGCGGCGCTTTTTGCGGCGCAACTGCTCAAAGGCTGGCGGGATGACCTCAAGGCGCATGGCTTCTGCAGCAACCCTTTCCCATGCCTGGCGGATTTCTTCTGGTTTAACATCGTCACTGACAAACAGATCACCGCAGGCCGCATCAAGACACATGCTCATATGTGCCGCAACCAGCGTGGATAGGCGTTTGACCTGATCCTGATTCATTTCAGGGAGTACCAGCAGCCCCTCCAGCCCGTCGTGGCTCGCCATGAACCGGAAAGACGCAGACACCTGGCTGTCACGCACGCGCTCCAGCCGCTCAAGACACGGCCTGATTGTTTCGCGCAGGTAGCGGGAATAAGCTTTTGCTCTGCCCAAGCTATGGAAATATTTAATCCGTTCAAGTAGCGGCTTGCTGATATGCGCCGGTTGGGCGCCCACGTCGGCAATAATGACCAGATCGGGATTAAAACGCTGCTGCTCACGCGCCGTTTTGGCATGGCTAATCAGCCGATCCTGCTCTATTTCACGCTGGACAGGATCTCGGGATTCATTGAAGAAATAGCGTTCCCAGACCTCATCGCTCAGCGTCTCACGGCGCAACTGCTCCTGCTCGTTATCCGCAGCGTAAAGAGCGATCAGGTTTGAAAGCGCAGACTCCGGCGCAACTTCCGCCGGGTCCAGATACGGGTTAACCGCTTTTTTTGGGGTATTCCATGGAAAGACCACGGCGGCCTCATTCGAACCGCCGGTGGTTGGTGCATTATGTAATGTGAATTTACTCACTGCCACGCCCGCACCTCAGTTTCCACCGAGATATCAGGACCAGACGCCAAATCAACACCAAACCAGCATGCTGATTTTGTGGCGATGATTTCTACTGCAGTTTTACTATCACCGGCAGCCACGCCCATGCTGCGCTTTGCGATGATGCGGTGGCGGGTGAAATTACGATATAAGGAACGTGTCAGAGAGGTGTCGCTGTTGGACACAATAATCGGATGACCTTCTGATGACCGGCGTTCAAGAATAGACGCCAGATGGTACTGATCGTCCCCGGTAAAACCGGCAGCGTGATAACCGCTAAATGTGCCGTCATATGGCGGATCACAATAAACCACATCCCCCGCCCGCAGCATTGCCAGCGTCTCATCATAGCTGGCGCAGATAAACGTTGCGCGTTGTGCCTTTTTTGCAAAAGCACGTATTTCGTTTTCAGGGAAGTACGGATTTTTATAATTACCGTAAGGGACATTAAAATGACCGCTCAGGTTATAGCGGCACAGTCCACGATAACCATGACGATTGAGATAAAGGAAATATACTGCTTTCATGAAATCAGTAATTTCAGAGGAATGATTAAATTCATGCCTAATGTTGTAATAAGCAACTTCTCTATTCGCAATCGCAAAAATACTCTTTGCGCGTGATATGAAAGCTTCACAATCAAGGGAAATTTTTTTATAGAGATTGATAAGATCTGGATTAATATCCGCGACAAGATAATGAGGATAGTCTGTTGCCATCATCACAGCACAGGAACCGGCGAACGGCTCCACCAGTCGCTGACCTGCAGGCAGATGCTTAATCAGTTCCGGCATGATGGCGGTTTTATTTCCCGCCCATTTCAGGATGGCGCTCATTTAGCACCACCTTTAGCCAGAGCACGGACAAGCCCTAACGTCATTTTGCAATCAGCTAAAGCACGGTGCGCCTTACCTTCAACTACAACACCTTCATGCGCAGCAGCATCAACCAGCTTATGCCATTTATAGCCATTAAATCGTCCCGGCTCGCCTCGATACTCTGCATAAAGCTTCATCGCGCAAACAGAATGAGCAGCAAGCATCCATGGCGCACCTTCAGAAGGTCTTTCATTCAATGCGTAGGTCTGACGAATTAACCGGAGATCAAAATCGGCGTTATAGATAACAAACCCAAAGCGCCGAAATAGTTCCTCCACTGCCCCGCATATATCAGTCCAAGCAGGGGCAAAAGCAACCATTTCATTAGTAATTCCATGAATTGCTATTGCTTCATCAGGGATAGGCTTAGTGGGCTTAATAAGCGTATTAAGCATAATAAACCCATGACTATCAATAATGCATATTTCAACTATTTCCGCATCATCACCCAACCCGGTCGTTTCGGTATCAATAAATAAGTAGTCATTATCAAGCCATTGATTTGCACGTTGGCTAATTGTCATCTTATCGGTATTCATACAGCACCTCCATTGTAGTGTTTGCCTTTCAGCTCTGCGATTTCCTGACAGGTGACGCAGCACTGCACGCCCGGAATGGCGCGGCGGCGTGCTGGCGGGATCGGTGCATCGCAATCAATGCAGAGAACACGGGAAACGCCCGGCGTTTTATTGCGGGCGGTGTGAATGTGGCGCTGGCGTTCTTCTTCAACGCGCTGCTGTACGAGGTCCATTGAATCAGCCATCAGTGGATCTCCTGCGCTTCGTTCTGAATCTTCACCGCTTCCTGACGCAGCAGCTCAGCCGCTTCCGTGTGGTTAAGCTGACGTGACACGATACGGGCAGCCAAAGAGTCCAGACGTGCTGCCATCACATCAGCGCGTCCACGGCGTTCTTCCATGCGTGCATCAGTCAGCATCTGGTTAAGGCCAGCATCATCTGGTCCTGTTTTGGTGATTCGGATTTCAATATTTCGCATTGTTGTTTCTCCTGAATTTGGGCAATAAGAAGCCCGGCGGGTTTACGCCTTTAATTTCGGTTGTTGGTTAATTCGGCATGGCTAGCCGATTTGGAAATAAACTCACCACTGTACGGAAATGGTTCATTGCTTTAATCAGCTCCCGCTTTTCGTCAGTCGTCAGTTCACTAACATTGACGCTATGACGTTCCGCCGGAATCTTTGCCATAAAGAATATTGCGGCTAGTGCGCGTTTATTCTGCTCATGGTTAATATCCCGTTGGTCCCGCATATCGCTAATAAAGCGATCCAGTTCTGAATCAATATTTAAGCCAAACACTTTCGCCCTTAATTCCGCGATGTGGTTTAACCCATTAAGACGGAGGCCAGCGCTTAGCGGAACAGTCGCAGCATCGCCTTCAATAGCCATGGTTTCCCCTGCTTTTTAGCGGACAGCTCAGCCAGCAACGCATCCTGAGAGCGGCACGGATGCCAGCGCTTGCCATCCTTCCCCATAATCCAGCCATGACCGCAGTGCATTGCAGGACTTTGCTTAACGAGCAGTGATGCAAAAGATGGTTCTTTAGTCAGCATAACCACCTCAGATCAGACCAAACGAAGCGCCGAGGCCCGTCACGGTATCTACTGCGCTTGCCATCGCCGGATTAGCCTGCAAACGCGCATGCAATGAAACTGCAGTAAGTGCCATAAGGCGCGTAACAGAGTTAATGCTATTGATCACATCACGGCGGCCTGCACTGGTTTTCACATCACCGGATACTGCGCCTGCAGCTACACGCCCAATCTCCGCAGTTGCACTCATGACGTAATGCGGCAGGTTCTCTTTTGCCACTTCATTCAATGGCACGCACGGCAGGCAATGGATTTGAGCCAGAAAACCGTCAACCAGCGTTGAGTCTTCTGTGATATCAGTCAGCAGCCAGATCTCCGGCGGCGTAAGTTGATGCGGTTGCTCCGGGTTCAGCTTATTGCGCAGCGTCTGGACATTCATTCCTGCGCGTTCTGCCAGCTTCGCCATATTGTGACGCAGCGCGAAAGCCCGGCAGGCTTCGTCAAAGTGTGGATGTTTGGAAATCTTATAATCAAACATGCAAGCCCCTTAGAAAGTTCTCATAATCGAACTTACTGACCAACAATGACGCGGAAGTTGGAATGACCAAGAGACTCACGAACCTGGTCGGTTTTGTACATCAGGTACCGCAGGCTTACACGTCCTTTATTTTTTTCTTTCTTCACCATGTACTTAGCAAGCTTACCATGGTGAATTTTTTGATACACGGAGCCACGGGAGATACCTTCCCACTCCGCGAACTCAGCAGGCGTTGCCATCTCTTTTGGTACACGAATTGAAATATCAGTGCTCATAGTGCAATATCTCTCGGTTAAGGTTTGGTTTACGTCGTTTTATCTTGTTTTATTTGATTCAATAATTGATACATCGAGATACTACGATCCAATTTTTGATACGTCAATAGGATTGAAAAATGATACAGGTGAAAGCTGGCGAGAATACCGGGGGAAGAGAGGCGATACATAGGTTAATGGCTGCCTACGATTTTAAGTCCAGACAACAACTGTGTGATCACCTGGGTGCATCCAAAAGCACCATGGCAAACAGATACTTAAGAGATAGTTTTCCGGCGGAATGGGTGATTCAGTGTGCTTTAGAAACGGGAGTTTCGTTACTGTGGCTCACTACCGGACAGGGAGAGCCAGGTTCAAATATTGACCATAAAAAAGATATCAATTTCGTGAACTCCGCCAAAGTTAAACCTCTTTCGGAACTTGTTTCCCCTGAAATTGACAAGGCAACTCTCAACGGTGGTTTATTGGTTGAGGCAGGAAAAGCAATCATTGATACCAGCCTGCTTCCCTCAGACTCAGGCGACCTATTGTTAGTTAATACTGCTGGAGATTCTTATTTAGTAGACCGCAGCCAGACTCCACCAGTTAATGGCATATGGTTGGTAGATATCGACGGAATAAAAAGTATCGTTAAGTTAACACGTCTACCAGGAAACAGATTGGTGGTGCATCAAGACGAATCATCCTTTGAGTGCAGCCTAGACGACATTGAGGTAGTGGGCCGCGCTTTAAAAATAATCAAGAGCCTCTAACTTATGAGCATCAGAAAACAGCCTAACGGAAAATGGTTGTGTGAATGCTACCCGAACGGACGGGATGGCAAGCGTGTACGCAAGCAATTTGCGACTAAAGGCGAGGCCATAGCATTCGAAAACCACACCATGGATGAGGTGAACAAAAAACCGTGGCTGGGGGAGAAGGAAGATCGGCGGCATTTGTCAGAAGTGATTGATCAGTGGCATTCACTTTATGGGCAGACGCTGGCAGACCCCAAACGCCTGATGGCAAAACTCAGCATTATTTGTAATGGCTTGGGCGATCCCATTGCCTCAGAGTTAACCGCAGGCGATTTTACGAAATACAGGGAAGCACGGTTAAAAGGTGAAGTAAAAAATGAAGATGGCGTGCTTATGTCGCCAGTTAAGCCCCGTACGGTAAACCTTGAACAACGTAACCTATCATCTGTTTTTGGCACACTGAAAAAGCTGGGCCACTGGTCAGCACCCAACCCGCTCGCTGGGCTGCCAACATTCAAAATCGCAGAGGGCGAACTGGCGTTCCTGGCACCGGAAGAAATTAAACGTCTACTGGATGCCTGTGCTGATTCTCAGAGTCCCAGTTTGCTGATGATTGCAAAAGTATGCCTGGCAACTGGCGCCCGATGGAGTGAAGCTGAAAACCTGCAGGGCCATCAGCTATCAAAATACCGCATCACTTATACCAAGACGAAGGGCAAGAAAAACCGTACCGTGCCAATATCTCAGGATCTGTATGACGAACTCCCCAAAAACAGAGGGAAGCTATTCACGCCATGCAGAAAAGCTTTTGAGCGTGCAGTAAAAAGAGCTGGTATTGAGCTACCAGAAGGCCAATGTACCCACGTGCTGCGCCATACCTTCGCCAGCCACTTTATGATGAACGGCGGAAACATACTGGTACTGCGCGATATTCTGGGCCACGCAGATATAAAAATGACGATGGTTTACGCTCACTTTGCCCCTGACCACCTCGAAGACGCAGTGACAAAAAACCCGCTTCACAACCTCAATTGGAAACGCTAATTTATGGCGGCATTTTGGCGGCAGGGCATTAAAAATGCGTAAAACGGACGAACACTGAATAATACTAACCCGCTGTTTTTAAACGCAATACACTGTTTTTACTATACTAAAAATGGTATGTAGGAATTTCGGACGCGGGTTCAACTCCCGCCAGCTCCACCACTTTTTAGTTGTTTGAAGTACAATGAAGTCTACTAAGCCCGCATGGAACCAGCCTTGCGGGCTTTTTTACGTCTATAGTAGTCTAGTGAGAATTGCTGAGAACTATCACTTATGGCACCCTGAATGGGACCCACAACGAAGGGTCCTAAAATCGAGGGTCCCAAAATGGCAAAAATCGCTAAGAAGCTCACTGACACTGAAATCAAAAGCACCAAGCCAGCCGACAAAGAAATCAACTTGTTTGACGGAGATGGTTTGATACTACGAATCGCTCCCCTCTCGAAAGGAGGGAAGAAGAATTGGTATTTCAGGTATGCAGTGCCAGTGACCAAAAAGCGAACTAAAGTAAGCTTAGGAACCTATCCTCATCTTACACTTGCCAAGGCACGAGCTTTACGTGAAGAATACCTTTCCTTGCTTGCCAATGGCATTGATCCTCAAGTCCATAACAACGATAAAGCTAATGCCTTAAAGAACGCCACTGAACATACTCTCCAAGCCGTGGCAAGGAAATGGTTGGAGGAGAAGGTAAAGACCTCAGGTATCTCACAAGACCATGCAGAAGACATCTGGCGAAGCCTGGAGAGAAATATCTTTCCCGGCTTGGGTAATGTTCCTGTCAATGAGATTCGACCCAAACTCTTAAAGCAACATCTTGACCCTATTGAGCAACGAGGAGTCCTCGAAACTTTACGGCGAATCATTTCCCGCCTGAATGAAATTTTCCGCTATGCAGCAACAGAAGAACTCATAGAGTTCAATCCGGCTGACAACCTGGGGCAACGGTTCAGTAAGCCTAAAAAACAGAATATGCCAGCATTACCCCCTTCCGAATTACCCCGCTTTCTATTGGTGTTAAACAATGCCTCTGTCCGTTTGGAGACTCGATTGCTGATTGAATGGCAGTTACTGACCTGGGTTCGTCCTGGTGAAGCTGTACGCACAAGATGGGCTGATATAGATATCGATAATTCAGTGTGGAACATCCCAGCTGAGTTTATGAAAATGAAGAAGCCTCACAAAGTTCCACTAAGCAAAGAAGCTTTGAGAGTCCTGGAGTCAATGAAAGCGATAAGTGGGCATCGTGAATGGGTGTTTCCAAGCATAAAGGCTCCTCTTAACCATATGCATGAACAAACAGCTAATGCGGCCATAATCCGTATGGGCTTTGGGGGAGAGCTTGTAGCCCATGGAATGAGATCAATAGCACGTACGGCCGCAGAGGAGTCTGGTAAATTCAGAACAGATGTCTTAGAAGCGGCCCTTGCCCACTCGAAGAAAGATGAAATAATTGCAGCTTACAATCGTGCTGAGTATCTCGCTGAACGAGTTGGTCTCATGCAGTGGTGGAGTGATTATTTGCGGTCTCAAAGACACAAAAGTATTGCGGCCTGAATAAAAAAATTTTTAAAGAAAACAATAGAATACTCAAAAATAAACTCTCTGTATATTGTACCTATTATACTTCTTTAAAAATCAAAGGATATCAATGTATATGCAGAGATGCACCCTTAATAAATGTTTCAACTAAAGATCCAATATATGAAACCAATATACACAACATGTAAAGATGATGCCTATGCTTAGTAAGCATCTTTACACAATGAATTCACTGCCATTCATTTTTTAGCAATCCGATCAAACCTTGATTTTGTCAAATTTCAGTTTAGATAAAACACTAATCTTATACAAAACTTCATTGAAGGAACAATTCCCCCCCTGAAAATTAACCATGAAACCTTCTACTTCAAATCAGCCAGTTCTTTTTCTTTTATAAATTTTGTTTTCACCCCCAACAAACTATATATATAACCACCACGTTCAATTAACCTATCATCGTTTGTTAGGAAGTAATCAGCTTTCCAAGCATGTGCTAAATGCTGAACATCCTGGTAGCTCGATAGTATTTTTTTCTTATCACGAACCCTTTCAGTTTTATAATTAATAATATCTAAAAATTCGCTAACTCTCTCTATAATTTCAACATAATCGAAGTCTTTATCAACACTAATTCTCCCTGCTTTCATGTCCTCTAGATCGAATTGGTTTGTTATATTCAACAAAACACTTTGTAAAAAATCGAAAAAACTGGCATTGATATCATTTATCATGATATTTTTTGTAGAATCAATAGCCATGAAAAAATCAGATATATCATCATTGATTTTTGAAACTATTCTGCTATCTTTTCGTACAAATGGATATGCGAAATAGTTTAATTTAGCTTTATAATACTTTATATTTTCAGCAACCGAAGTCGCAGGTAACCATTCAATAACTCTATTAACCAAAGTATAAAACTCTTCTTTCACATAGCGTATTTCATTATTAACCTTGGAAATAAAAACACCATTTGTAAGTTTTAATACTTGTGCCAAGTATAAATTAAAATATACATAATCCATTTTAATCCCATCTTCAACCAAATAAGGACTAAACACAAACACATACTCACCACTTTCTTTTAAAGAATTCAAAAGCGACCGGAGTTTTTTATTTTTCTCAGAACAATATGCACTAATAATATTTTGATCTATATATACAACTTTTTTATTGTGAAGTAAATTCTCTGCATCAACTTGCTCATACTCTATTAGCTGATCAACAGCTAATGAAGCGTAATTTGATATGTCATCACATGATTGAATTTTTTTATAAGAAAAATACTCCACCATAAAAGCATTATAATTAGCATCAATGGAAGAGTAAAACTTTGTTAGTTCATTCCTCATATCATCATCTTTTAAAACAAAATGCATGAAACTATAGTTCTTATATAAACTACAAATAACAATCTCCATAGGGACATTACTATTAAAACCAAAAATGCGTAAAATTTCGCTATAAAAAATGTCATTATCCTTTATAAGAGTTTCGCAATTCATTTTGAAATCACTTAGCTTACTACTAATCATACAAAGATCATAATAATGCACAGAAAAATCATTATTTATTGGGAGGCTTATTTCCTTTATTTTATCAATGTTATTTTTAGTGAAATCTGAAATTACTTGTGATAAATCGCAGTATGTTTTGTATTTATCCGTATAAGTATAATCGATTAGATGATATAAATCACTACTAATTAGATCAATATACTCAGTCAATATAACCAATGCAGATTTTGATAAAATTTTAATATGGTCAATTTCCATTTGAAGTTCCTTTAAGATTAATTATTAAAATTTAGAATAAAAACCATTAAACCATTGAAGCTAATACTGATAATTTACTTATAATAACTAGAAATACAATTTCTCACATAGTTTCTAAAGGAAATCAAACTAAAATGTCTAGCACAAGTGCCTTTTGCATTTTCTGATATCCATTTTTCTTTATCATCTAACCATCTATCAACAAAATAATCTCTTAGATTTTCATCACTTATTCTTAAGCAAAAAATACAATCGCTAACTAATGCTGATGTCCCTTTAAACACAACGGTTTTTCCTAACACCCGTGTCCCGACCCGCGCAACTAAAATGTCATTTTTTAATGCAATGCCATCATAAGAATTAAAATTTGTTTCTTTTTCTGTTAGAATGCTATCAAATGATGTAGTGTGGAAATAAGGTAATCCTGAATTTCGGCATTCCTTTCCTGATTTTTTTCCTCGAAATAAAAGAAACTTATCATCAAACTCTTCGGAAGCATCAGGAAATTGGTTTTTAAAAATAAAATCCATATTAGATAAATATATCTCGCAACCATTCTTTTCAAATGCAATTTGAGATTGTTTTCTGGAAAAAACATTCCTAATATGATAGATATGGGTTTTAGCCTCTGTTTTCTTAAATGCTTTATGCTCGCATTCTATAATTTTACTTACAGAAAAGTTGTTAATCAAATACTCACGCAACCATGAATAACTTAATGAAGAAAAAAATATATCGGGTAGTATAATTGCAAGCTCACCGGAAGATTTAAGTTTTTTAAGATTTAAAAGCAAAAAAAACTATCTCAGCTCTTACTTTATCACCTTTGAATTTCTTACCAGTCATATCAAAAACCAGTGAAGATATATAAGAGTTGATAACTATACTTTTGAATGGTGGGTTACATAAAGCGATATCAAAAGATGAATCGTTGATTAAATCACACAGTTCTGGCAATGTAGAATCACCGCATAAAACATTAACATCTGGATATTTACCCCTAAGATAGGAAGCATTTTTATAATCTATATCCACTGCAGTAACATGCACTTTTGGGTATTTTTTGAGCACAGCATCAATTAAAGCGCCCTCTCCGGCACTCAATTCCAAACAATTTGAAGGTCGAGCTATCTGGATTAACGCAGCAAGTTTATCACTCACTTCTCGCTCGGTATAAAACTGTTTAAATTCAACCACTTATTTTCAATCTATCGTTTGAGAAACTCTTATGCTATATTACTTTAAATACCTTTTAAAATCAAAGAGATTAAAGGATGAACAAACAAATTTCTACAGACCTTTTGGAAGGGCTTGACGGGTTTGAGTTTGAAGAACGTGCTGATTACCTTCCACCGTCTATACTTGCTAAATGGTCACCTAACAATAAACATTTTAGAGCAATACAAAAAAAACTAACACAAGTTGGAGCAAAACTCTTAGTAGGTCCTCGTGGTGCAGGCAAAACTCACTACATGAGACACGCTTATCTTGATTGCAAAGAAAACAAAAATCTTCCACTCCCTCTCTATGTTTCCTTCAATCATTATCTCCGACTTGAAACTTATATTCACGAAACATCAAATGCAATTGAAATATTTCATGCATGGGTTCTCGCAAAGATAGTATTAGCTTGTTATGATGATTATAACATTTTTCCTTTTGAGGAAATCACTATTGATGATATCAAAAACTTTATTTTGGACATTGAAAAACAAAATTATAAAACCGAGCATAATAAAGTTATAACATCGCTTAGTATTGAATCGACACAAGATATTATTGATACCTGTGCTAATAAACAAGGTCGTAAAAGAACCGTCCTTTTTTTTGACGATGCAGCCTTAACACTTACAAAAGAATATATGGTTGAATTTTTCGATATATTTCGAAGCATAAAGACATCCAGAATATCTCCAAAAGCATCTGTTTATCCAGGGACAACACAATATGGCCCAAGATTTCATGTTGGTCAGGATGCTGAACCAGTTATGATTTGGCAAGAGGTAGATCAAAGCGATTATATCAATTTCATGCTGGAACTTGTCAAAGAGAGGTTTAACAACATCCCTCAAATTGATACTGAAATAAACCAACTACTTATTTATGCTTCTTTCGGTATACCGAGGGCTTATATAAACTTAGTTAGAGCTTATAGTGAGTCGAATGCAAAAACAAAGCAATCGAAATTTAATATGGTTATTGAAGAGAGATGCAAATATTTATATGATGAGTATATATCCATAATAGACAAACTTCCCCAATATGGTGTTTATGTAAAATCCGGTTGGGATTTCTTTTATAAAATAGTTTCAGATTTAAAGGAAATCAATCACATTAACATCCGAAAAGATGGTGTTAATTATAAAAAAATTGTCTCTATTGGTATTGAAGATCTTAATACTGATAAAATTGAAAGAGTTATTAGTTTTCTCATAGAAGCTGGACTTTTGTACGATTTATCCAGTACATCACACGGAGTAGGTAGAACCTTACGAAGATTCACACCTCATTATGCTTTTTTAATTAAAGAAAAAATCTTCTCAGTAAGCAGAGGTTTTAACGCTACGAATTTAGTTACTATTTTAGATGCTCCCTCAGAAAAGCATCCTTTGAGAAGATCAATGTATTCTTTAATTACAAAACAAAACTATGAAGCAATTTCACTAACACTTCCTAACTGTTCTAATTGCGGTGCAAAAAGATTAGCAGACAATCAAAAATTTTGTCATCAATGTGGTAAGCAACTTGTGGATGAATCTGCATTTCGCTTGTGCATGAAAAAGAACTTAGTAGAACTTCCTTTGACGGATTTCCAGAAATCAGTCATAAAGCAAACAAATTTCAAAACTGTTGAAGATGTTATATCTTCCAAAAACACTGCAACTGAGTTTATGAAAGTTAAACAAGTTGCTCAAAAAAGAGCGGCAACTCTGGAATTTAAAGTAAGAACTTGGGTTAACGAATTTTTAGCATAAAAGGCTTTCACATGGCTAACAAAAAATTCACATACAGTATATCAGGAACAAAGGTAACACCAAATATTAATACTATTGATTTCTTTGACAAAGAATATCAAGAACCTGATATCGCCCCTATTGACATTTACAATAAAAAGAAAGACATACATATAAAATTATTAGGTGAGCCCAGTGAATCTTCAGAATGGAAATTGCTGGTTAATTTAGTAATGCTTGGATTTGTCTCCCTTGTTGAAAGCTATTGTCGTTGCATTATTCGTAGGATACTAATTACAGATAAGCAAGCAAGATCCTGTAGCTATAAAAATAATGTTAGCTATGCTGCTGCTGTTTATCATAGCAAAGATATATTACCGGAGGCATTGCTCGAAGATGCTTCTTTTATTTCAGAAGCAAACATTCTAGAAACTATAAAAACTTTTACTGGTTTAAAAATTGATCGCCAGAAAGCTGCCTCAGTTATCTCAGCCTTACAAAAATATGATCAAATTTGCCAACTGAGACATTGTATTGTCCATAGATCGGGATTATTTGGCACTAAAAATGCTATTAAGTTGGGCTTGGAAAAACATCATTTATTTCTTGAAAAACCAATAATCATAGGCTATGAGGCTATACAGTCTATTGCATCTGTTTGTGATAACGTTGTTAAGGAGTTAAACGATGAGCTATTTAATTTACTTTTGGATGGTATTGCCGAACAATATGATTGGACAGGTGACTTAAGGAAAGACAAGAAAATGTTCTCACCATATTTTGAGATATTTTATTCATCAATAGCAAATCCAAACAAAACAGAGGAACTTAAAAAATGTTATCACGCATTCTGTCAACATTTCGGTTTTAAATAAATAATTGAAGCTTTAACTTTAAGTTAAAGTGTGAAATGTGAGCAAGAAACACATGATTTTATATGAGGCCTTATGAAAAAGAATAGCACTGATAACTTAATTGAATTTAGATACATGGGTTATTTCTTACTTGCTGTGATATTACTTCCTTTATTGTCTATGCTTGTGTACATTTCATTCAACTCTGAATGGATGACCAACAATCCAAAATCTTACCTTTTAGGATACATTTTATTTTCTTCTTTTTGTCTGATTCGTTTGTTTATATTGAGAGGCTCTTATAAATATGCTAATGATTTAATTCTAGCGATTTCTGCCGGTTGGATAGGAACAAGTTATTTAACAACAGGCCAAAAAACATTTGATGAACTACCATCTTTGGATTTATTAAAGGATAACCCTTTTTTATTCTATGCAATAGCATTTAAATTTATTTTAGTTTGTAGTAGTTTAATATCAAAAATCGTTATAACTTTAATTGAATTCATTCGCGCATGGATACAAGAGGAGAAAGATTTCAACGGCATCAATGCTTAGGTCAGAATAAAATCACTCTTTAAGAAATCCACTGCCAAAAAATAGACAAAAAGCTAAAACTACAGCCAATGGCGTTAGCATTATATCTAACGTCATTACAGTGACATTATATAATGCTAAAAATTTATTTTGGCTGTCCCACCAAAGTGAAAGACCTACGTTTAATAATACAAAAATTAAAAAAAGAACAATCCAACTTTTAATATTTTCCATAATAACCTCCCATATATATATCATTCACTATTTATCAGGTTGTGCTCAACTAGTCAATGGTATAATACAATTAAGCAAGGGCTAACTCATCGAAGCTCCGCTTCTTTGAGTTCCCTTGTTTTTCGCCCTTCGGTTGAAAAAGAAAGTCAAAGTCGTTCCTAATTCATTGACATGAATTGTATTTCCACTATAAATATATAATGTGTTGCAAAGGAATTGCTCACTTTAAAGAAAATACACATATGAAAAGGAGTTTATATGAGTAAAACAATAACATTGTCGTATACGAATAATTTTAAACCTGTCAGCGAACTTAGATCTCAGTCATTGTGTAAGTATCCCGCATAATCGTGCCATTCACATTTAGAGATCATCCGGCATAATCAATCTGCCAACGAAGGAGATCGCTATGCGTAAAGCCCGTTTTACTGAGCATCAGATCATCACTGTGATTAAGTCGGTTGAAGCTGGACGAACCGTTAAAGATGTCTGCCGGGAGGCCGGTATCTCTGAGGCCACCTACTATAACTGGAAGTCCAGATACGGCGGCATGGAAGCTTCTGATATTAAAAAGATAAAAGATCTTGAGGACGAGAACCGACGCCTCAAACAGATGTTTGCCGACCTGAGCCTTGAGAACCGGGCGCTGAAAGACGTTATCGAAAAAAAGCTTTAAAACCAGCCTTTAAGCGTGAGCTGGTCACTCATCTGATAACGGCATTCGGACTCAGTATCCGTCAGGCCTGCCGGAGCCTGAACCTGAGCAGAACGGTTTATCATTACCGTCCGGATAACACACGTGACGAACCCGTTATTACCGCATTGCAGGCGGCAGCTGAACGGTATCCACGATACGGTTTTCCGAAGCTTTTTCAGGTTCTGCGGCGGCAGGGATACATGTGGAATCACAAAAGGATCTACCGTATTTATTGTCTGCTGAAGCTGAATTTTCGCCGTAAGGGCAAACAACGGCTGCCGGTGCGTAACCCCTCGCCACTGGCCACGCCGGAAGCGCTGAACCAGAGCTGGTCTGTCGATTTTATGCATGATGCCCTGGTCTGTGGGCGTCGTTTTCGCACGTTCAATGTCGTTGATGACTTTAACCGTGAGGCGTTGTCGATTGAAATCGATCTGAATCTGCCAGCTCTGCGAGTGGTCCGTGTACTCGACAGGATCGCGGCAAATCGTGGCTATCCGGTCATGCTACGCATGGATAATGGTCCGGAATTTATCTCACTTGCACTGGCTGAATGGGCAGAGCAACATGCAGTAAAACTGGAATTTATTCAGCCGGGTAAGCCGACGCAGAACGCTTTTATTGAGCGCTTTAACCGAACATACCGTACAGAAATACTCGATTTTTATCTGTTCAGAACGCTGAATGAAGCGCGGGAAATCACGGAAAGATGGGTGTCAGAATATAACTGTGAACGCCCTCATGAATCACTGAACAATATGACGCCGGAGGAATATCGGCAACACAATCATTTGGCCGGGATCTCAAAAAATGCCTGGAACTAAAACGGGTCTATTTACATAGCCTGTAATCGCATGAGCAGCTTCGCTAAAGTTTGTATAACCAGTCACTGGCACCCACTCGTTTTTCAGACTTCTGAAGAAGCGTTTCATCGGGCTGTTGTCCCAACAGTTTCCTCGTCGGCTCATACTCTGCCTGATCCGGCAACGCCACAGTAACTGCCGGAACTGCCTGCTTGTATAGTGGCTACCCTGGTCACTGTGGAACATCACTTCGGCTGGTTTACCGCGAGCTTCCCACGCCATTCCCAGCGCTTTGATGGTCAGCCTGCTGTCCGGCGAGAATGACATTGCCCAGCCCACCGGTTTCCTTGCGAACAGATCGAGAACAACTGCCAGGTAAGCCCAACGCTTGCCTGTCCAGATATATGTCACATCACCGCACCACACCTGGTTAGGTTCTGTAACTGCGAACTGTCGCTCAAGGCGATTCGGGATAACGATGTGTTCATGACAACCACGTTTATACCGGTGGGTAGGCTGCTGACAACTCACCAGCCCCAGTTCTTTCATGAGCCTGCCGGCAAGCCTGCGTCCCATTCTGAAGCCTCTCATGGTTGCCATAATCGCGATGCTTCTTGCGCCAGCAGAGCCATGGCTGACGTTATGCAGTTCCAGAACCTGACTACGTAACACAGCTCGCCTGCCATCTGGCTTTTCGGGGCTTTTTTCCCAGTATTTATAGCTGCTTCGATGAACCCCGAACACGTGGCAGAGTGTGACCACAGGATACTGCGCTCTGAGTTTCCCGATTAACAAGAACTGTTCAGGGAGTCTGGCATCAAGAGCGCGGTAGCCTTTTTTAATATGTCGTTTTGCATTTCAATGCGTTGTAGCTTTTTCTTCAGCTCACGTATTTCAATTTGTTCCGGGGTTATAGGGGAGGCTTTAGGTATTTTGCCCTGTCGTTCATCCCGCAACTGCTTTACCCATCGCGTCATGGTAGAAAGGCCCACATCCATAGCACTGGCCGCAGCTACAACGGTGTAGTTCTGATCAAGGACCAGTTGAGCGGATTCGCGTTTAAACTCTGCACTGAAATTTCTTTTTTTCATTGAGGCACCTGTAATGTTCTGAGGTGAGCATATCACCTCTGTTCAGGTGGCCAAATTCAGTAAACCACTTCATCCTCTGCTCTATTGCTAACCACATGAATATGATCATAAAATATCCCCGCTAGTACCTAGGAGAGAGCTCCTCGCAAAAGCTTGATGGTCTGCTCGTCAGCCATCGTGGAGGCTTCGGCCTCTATTCTCTCCCCACACGACGCATGCCACACGTTCTCAATGTTCCAACGTTACGATGCTAACGCATCACCAACGCTCTGGTACTTGCTGTAACAGTTGGGATTGCCGGATTGTGGCGAGGGGACGTCACACAGTGACGTCGAATACTGGGGTTAATTGCTGAACATCTCTTATTCCTGTCAGTTCAGGCGAGGCCGGTAACCATAGTGGTGACCGGGAACTGAGAAGGAGATGTAATTATGAGTCGTAAGACACGTAAACGTCGAAAGACAAATACAAGTCGAAAGACACGTAAAAAATACCAGGCTAGTGTTCAGCAAACGTTTTGTGTGAAGGAAAGACTAAAGAAATACTCCAAAGATGCCGGTAAGCTCTTGTTTACCTTAGTTATCAGCGAAGTGATTTCTGCTGTTTTTCATTCTGAAGCTGTTGCCTCCATCTTTGCATCCATCAAGGGATTCCTGTAATGGAGGCTATAATGGATAGGAACAACAACGATGAAAAGCACAAAACGTACCCCTAGTCTTCAAAGTCCCCCAAAGATTTATCCCCTGAATCAATCGCCTCTATTCAAGCTTAAAAATAAAAGAAAATTACTTGAAATCATAGGGCTATCCAAGAAACAAGCAGACAAGCTAATGCTTGACTCAGCGTACAAAGAATTTGTAAATGATGCCGGAAGGACAATACAGGAACCAATTGCTCAGCTCAAAGCGGTTCATAGGAAAATCGGCGTTTTATTGAGCAGAATCGAACTACCTCCATATCTTCACTCTGGTCGGAAGAAGCATTCAACACTTACTAATGTAGAATCACATAAGCTAGCAACTGAACTTCTGAAACTCGACATTCATAAGTTTTTCCCCTCGACTAGGGCTGCAAAGGTCTACAAGGCACTTGTAGAAAAATTTGAGATGTCACCTGATGTATCTTATATCATGACCAATCTCTCAACCTTTGCAGGAAAAGTGCCCACAGGCAGTCCGATAAGCATGGCTATGGCGTTTTGGGCCAATAAAGACATGTTCGACGAGCTTAGCAACCTTGCGGCCTCAAACAGCTTAGTATTTACGGCATATGTTGACGATGTGGCGTTCTCTGGTTCGAAAATCCCAAAAGGATTTGCCGCCCAAGCTAAAAAATGTATTCGTTCCCATGGACTCACCTCTAAAGACAAAAAAGAGCGATTTTATCCGTCATCAGAGGGAAAGCTGCTTACGGGGATAGTCATTCGGGATGGGGAACTTAAGGTACGTTGGGCACATAACGATTCAATCGGAAAAGAATTCGCTACTTTGGCTGAAGCAAAAGACAACGCTACAAAAATAATCCATCTAGAAAAGCTAGCAGGTAAGCTGCATGCAGCCGGTCAGGTTGACTTCAGACAAAAAGATAGAGCTCGTTTTTTTACACAGCAGCTCAAAGCCGCAAAAAAGCGCTCAGAACAAGGTACTTAAAACAGCAAGTAGACTAAAAGTAATTATCGTGCCATACAAGGAAAATGATATGTTGTATCACGTTGTTATTCAAAAGAAACCAGTAAAAACTGGCAAAGATGGTGCTGAAGAAAACAAAACAGATCTCACCAAAGAGCAGCTGGTTGCTCGCTTCATAGAACCTTACGAGCTAGGCAATCCAATTACAGTAAACGGCACGACTATTCAAACATCAGAAATCAACAGATTAACTGTTAAGGCTACTGAAACCAGCATTGAATCTTTTATACCTGCGATAGAAGCAGAAGATCGAAATTCAAGTGTGATTATGTTTGGCGGACCGTCTTACCTAGAACGTGCGATATATCGAGCTCCTGATGTAACTGATGAATTCATCACTGGTCCCGCTGGCAGCAAAAAATCGATCGCATCAAAAAAAAACAAATAAATCAACAACAAACGCAAACTCTGACAAAGTTTTCATTGTTCACGGGCATGATGATGCAGCGAAGATCAAGACTGCTCGTTTTGTAGAACAATTGGATTACAAAGCTATTATTCTGCATGAACAAGCAAGCTCTGGTAGAACCATAATAGAGAAAATCGAGCAGTTTACTGATGTGGGTGTAAGTATCCCGCATAATCGTGCCATTCACATTTAGAGATCATCCGGCATAATCAATCTGCCAACGAAGGAGATCGCTATGCGTAAAGCCCGTTTTACTGAGCATCAGATCATCACTGTGATTAAGTCGGTTGAAGCTGGACGAACCGTTAAAGATGTCTGCCGGGAGGCCGGTATCTCTGAGGCCACCTACTATAACTGGAAGTCCAGATACGGCGGCATGGAAGCTTCTGATATTAAAAAGATAAAAGATCTTGAGGACGAGAACCGACGCCTCAAACAGATGTTTGCCGACCTGAGCCTTGAGAACCGGGCGCTGAAAGACGTTATCGAAAAAAAGCTTTAAAACCAGCCTTTAAGCGTGAGCTGGTCACTCATCTGATAACGGCATTCGGACTCAGTATCCGTCAGGCCTGCCGGAGCCTGAACCTGAGCAGAACGGTTTATCATTACCGTCCGGATAACACACGTGACGAACCCGTTATTACCGCATTGCAGGCGGCAGCTGAACGGTATCCACGATACGGTTTTCCGAAGCTTTTTCAGGTTCTGCGGCGGCAGGGATACATGTGGAATCACAAAAGGATCTACCGTATTTATTGTCTGCTGAAGCTGAATTTTCGCCGTAAGGGCAAACAACGGCTGCCGGTGCGTAACCCCTCGCCACTGGCCACGCCGGAAGCGCTGAACCAGAGCTGGTCTGTCGATTTTATGCATGATGCCCTGGTCTGTGGGCGTCGTTTTCGCACGTTCAATGTCGTTGATGACTTTAACCGTGAGGCGTTGTCGATTGAAATCGATCTGAATCTGCCAGCTCTGCGAGTGGTCCGTGTACTCGACAGGATCGCGGCAAATCGTGGCTATCCGGTCATGCTACGCATGGATAATGGTCCGGAATTTATCTCACTTGCACTGGCTGAATGGGCAGAGCAACATGCAGTAAAACTGGAATTTATTCAGCCGGGTAAGCCGACGCAGAACGCTTTTATTGAGCGCTTTAACCGAACATACCGTACAGAAATACTCGATTTTTATCTGTTCAGAACGCTGAATGAAGCGCGGGAAATCACGGAAAGATGGGTGTCAGAATATAACTGTGAACGCCCTCATGAATCACTGAACAATATGACGCCGGAGGAATATCGGCAACACAATCATTTGGCCGGGATCTCAAAAAATGCCTGGAACTAAAACGGGTCTATTTACATGGGATTTGCTGTTGTGCTATACACGCCGGACGATATAGGCAATGCCAAAGGCAATGCAGACGACCTACAGTTAAGAGCCCGTCAAAACGTTGTTTTCGAACATGGTTTTTTGATAGGTAAGTTAGGAAGAGATCGTGTAGTAGCTTTGGTTGATGGAGCAATAGAACTTCCGAATGATATTAGTGGGGTCGTCTACATAAAAATGGACGAGGCAAACGCATGGCATCTTCAGTTAGCCAAAGAAATGAAACAAGCTGGTTTTAACATTGATATGAACAAGCTTGTGTAACCACTTGAAAATTACTGCCTTAATGTGACATTGACTCCCGCTACATTGCTCAAAGAGTCAGACAGTTAGTATTTGGTGTTGCTCTCAGCCAGCTCCACCAAATAATGATCCGGATACGTCCGGCGAAGTACAGAAAGCCCGCACAGCACAAGCTCTGCGGGCTTTTTTACATCTATTGCCGCCTGGTGAGGATTGCAGAGAACCTTACGGACACTGGAGTCAAATGACGCGGTGGGTAAAGCGGCTGCGCGATGGGTGACAGGGCAAAACGCCAAAAGTCTCACCAATAACTCCCGAAAGAATTGGAATACGAGAGTCAAAGAAAATAGAACACTCACTGAGAGTCCTGCCTGGCTGGGGCAAAGCTCGCAGTCAGACTGTCGAGCATAAAGATAAGCAGTTGCCCGTGAGACGCCAGGATGTTGGGCTACGGTATCCATAGATTTGCGAAGATTCAGCAGACCTTCTTTGCGAAGCTTTAATGATCAATTCTTTTCTGTCAGCTGCTTTAAGCGTCCTGGCCGTAGTGGCACGAGCAGCGGCGAAACTATCTATGCGCTGTCGAATGGTCTCTGTTCCTCCAGGAGCAATATTTTCTCACGGAATTTTTTATTACCGTATGCGTTATTCAGCATAATCCGAAGACGTGATCCTGCTCACCCAGTCAAACATAACTTGCATATGATTGCCATTGGATGTCCTCACACCAACCTGACACGCATTTACGCCTGTCGTTTTGCCAGTCAAAACCTGTCCATACTTCATATAGATTTTGATACCGACTCCCTGTTTATAGCACTTATTGCAAATCGAGAAATAATCTCTTCTTGATGGAGTATATTGCTGAAGATTAAATCCGTCAGCCGGCACCAGCGAAAGATTAAAAGCGTCATTACCTGATAATTCTTCAAGAATTGCCAGAGACTCTAGTTTAACTTCAATGCGCTTATTTCCTTTAGGTTTATCCGAAGCCAGAATCAAATTTTCCTTCGGATTAAACTTCGCAATGTAGCCTGTGATTATCCGGGCATTATTACTCACCAATCGAACAGGGATATCATTAAAACGTAGAAATTGAACTCGACGAGCAAGCATAGAATAATCCCGCGGCCATATTTCAGCCTCTCGCCCGTAGGAAATATCATTTACAGCTATACATTCCATAAAGATATATTCATCTATGCTGAATGAAAAAGCCCCGGATTCACGGGGCTGAATAAAACGAAATAAATTAACGTAACAGAGACAGCACGTTCTGCGGGACCTGGTTAGCCTGCGCCAGAACGGAAGTACCAGCCTGCTGCAGAATCTGCGCGCGAGACATGTTGGAGACTTCAGTCGCATAGTCGGAATCTTCGATACGGCTACGCGCTTCAGACAGGTTGTTTACGGTATTGCCCAGGTTGGTGATAGCGGAGTTGAAACGGTTCTGTACCGCACCCAGGTCAGAGCGCAGCGCATCCACCTGCGCCAGCGCGGCATCAATTTTCTGCAGCGGGTTTTCGGTGGTTTTAGCGGCTGCTTCAGCCAGCTCTGGTTGTGCTTTGAAATCATGACCAGCGGCTTTGCTGGCATTGTAGGTTTTACCGTCTATAGTAACGACTTCGGTTTTACCGTCTACGCCACCCAGTTGGTTAGCCGCTGTTTTGGTAGTGCCGTCAGCAGCAGTATAACTTGTGGTTTTAGCTTTAATTGCTCCTGTCGCTTCATCGTAATCTGCGGCGTAATACTTATCGCCAGCTTTAAGCGCATAACCGCCTTCAATTGTCTTACCATTTTTATCGGTATAAGACATTTTGACCAATGTCGCGGCATTTGCATCCGCAGATGATACGCCCCCATCTTGTAAGGCTTTTTTCGTGGCAGCATCTGCTGCTACAGGAGCATTAACCTGTACCTTAGTAACAGCGGTATCACCTGTAACAGTAGATTTAGTTGGGGTAGCACCGAATGATACAGCCCCTGTAGCACTATCAACGGTAACTTCATATTTGCCATTTTTGGCAGTATCCCCCGCATCGGTATAACCACCTACAGTGGCATAATATTTACCATCCTTAAAGGATACGGTGGCAGTCAATGTATCGCCAGTTACTGTCGGGTTGCCTAATGCAGCTTTAATCTCAGTTGCAGTTGGTGCCGTAAGCGCCTGAGTACCATCACTATAGGTAGAGCTGATAACGTCTGTCGCAGAAACATCATACGCTTTCTGCACGTTCAGTGAATCCAGGCCCAGGGTCTGAGAGTTGATCTGCTTCAGATCGATATCGATAGTTTCACCGTCGTTGGCACCAACCTGGATGGTCAGGGTGTTGTCCTGCGCCAGGACTTTCACGCCGTTGAACTGAGTCTGGCCGGATACACGGTCGATTTCGTTCAGACGCTGGGTGATTTCAGCCTGGATGGAGTCGAGGTCAGACTGGGAGTTGGTGCTGTTAGCAGACTGAACCGCCAGTTCACGCACACGCTGCAGGTTGTTGTTGATTTCGTTCAGCGCGCCTTCAGTGGTCTGCGCAATAGAGATACCGTCGTTAGCGTTACGGGAAGCCTGAGTCAGACCTTTAATGTTCGCGGTAAAACGGTTAGCAATTGCCTGACCTGCCGCATCGTCTTTCGCGCTGTTGATACGCAGACCAGAAGACAGACGCTCGATAGCGGTGCCCAGTGCGGACTGGGATTTGTTCAGGTTATTCTGGGTCAGCAGCGACAGACTGTTAGTGTTGATTACTTGTGCCATAAAATTTTCCTTTTGGAAGGTTTTTGATAAAGCAATCCTCCATGAGAAAAGCGACTAAAATTCTTCCTTATCTGATGTAAAGGAGAAAATCATGGCTACTATTGGGTATATTCGGGTGTCAACAATTGACCAAAATATCGATTTACAGCGTAATGCGCTTACTTGTGCAAATTGTGACCGCATTTTTGAGGACCGTATCAGTGGCAAGATTGCAAACCGCCCCGGCCTGAAACGGGCGTTAAAGTATGTAAATAAAGGCGATACTCTTGTCGTCTGGAAATTAGACAGACTGGGCCGCAGCGTGAAAAACCTGGTGGCGTTAATATCAGAATTACATGAACGTGGAGCTCACTTCCATTCTTTAACCGATAGTATTGATACCAGTAGCGCGATGGGGCGATTCTTTTTTCATGTAATGTCAGCACTGGCCGAGATGGAGCGAGAATTAATTGTCGAGCGAACCCTTGCCGGACTGGCTGCCGCCAGAGCGCAAGGACGACTGGGAGGGCGCCCTCGGGCGATCAACAAACATGAACAGGAACAGATTAGTCGGCTATTAGAGAAAGGCCATCCTCGGCAGCAACTAGCTATTATTTTTGGTATTGGCGTATCTACCTTATACAGATATTTTCCGGCAAGCCGCATAAAAAACGAATGA